GCCGGACCATAAGACATATTATGCTGGGAATAAGTTTCGCTCTACGGTGCGGATTCTGCATCCCGATGGACGGTTCGTCAAGGTCTGCTACAACAAAAAGGATAAGCTCTTCGGATTTCATCCGCGCGGGTTTGTGGCTGCCACGGTGGCGCCGACTCTGGAAGAGCTGGGATTTGTGGCGCCATACCAGTTCCTTCTGGAAACCAGAGGGTGGCATCACGATACCGACATGCGCCGCCTCACACAGGCAGCGGTTATTGAGGAGGCGGAGGTGATGAGGAAGGAAAAGGAGGCAAAGGAAGCGGCAAAGAAAGAGGCAAAGGCCTGATTGGTGTGTGTGTTGTCTGAGCTTGAGTTGAAATATTTTTGACTTAAATTTGACGGGGGTTACTGTGCTGCAGCTGGACACAAACAGGAAGAATGTCTCATCATCACCTCTATAAGACCGATTACAGCGTCGCTATTATGTCCATGATTCAGGCCGGTGCGACCGATGCAGAGATTGCCTCTTATCTGTATGATCTGGTTGGCGCAGACGCTATGAACGCGGCAATCATCCATATGCAGATGACACCAGGAGGTCGCGTTCGTGGACCCGGAATTATCAGAGCGATTCATGACGCGTATCCGGACGACAACGACAGCGAAAAATTGACGACCTTTGGTTTTACGACGCTATAAGCCAGGAACATGGATGACCGCATTCCTAAGACACGCACCGAGTCTAAGCTTTCTGGCAAGCGCGATGGAGGGCCTTTTTCTGCAAAGCACGCCAGAGCCGTTGCTGAGCGGACAGCCATTGTCTCTGTCATCTCCAACACCAACCCCGTCGTGGAGTGGGGTGGCACAAAGCCCGCAAAGGCAGGGAAGGCAGGAAAGGCAGGAAAGACAGGGAAGCAAGGAAAGCCAAGGAAGTGACGACCTTCTTGATGCTGCAGAGAAGGGGGCTGGAACAATCATGTTCGTTGTGCGTGTGGCCTGATACAGAAAGAAACAACAACAAAAAAGAAACAAAAAACTTTTGGCTTCAAGACTGTCTCTGGTGAGGCGAGGTAAAAAGTTGCCGCATGGCGCCGCACCCCTCAGGGACCGCAGGCTACAAGACTTGCCATTTGTTATAGAATGATTTCTGACCTTGTGCTTCCGCGCGCTGGTATTTCCTATCTGCCGCACCAGGAGGAAGGTGTTCGGTGGATGTTGTCCCGTGAGTCAGAGGATGCATCCATGTGCCGCGGGGGCATTCTGGCCGACGATATGGGGCTTGGCAAGACGTTTCAGACTATCGGTCTGCTGCGCAATTCGCCTTTCCGTGACATGCGGACACTCATTATCTGCCCGCCGGCTCTCATGGCGTCGTGGGAGGAAGAGCTTCGCGCGTGCGACATTCCTGTTACGACTCTGCGCCCAGGGACCGCACAGTGGATTGGCTTCGATGCACGGGCTCTCCACCCTATTCTGCCTGGCGGAGTCGGTCTGACGACCTATCCCAAGGTCTCAGACTATTGTGATGCTCTCCGTGGACACGCGTTTGACCGTGTTATCCTTGATGAGGGACACGCCATCCGTAACGGCTCCAAGACCGCCCGCTTCTGCTCATGCATGACCGTCGCTTCGGCTTCTGCGTGTCGGTGGATTCTGTCGGCCACACCCGTGCAGAATGGTCTGCGCGACTGGCGCAATCTCCTGGGATGGCTACACGCCAATACTCTGAAGACAGAGAAAGAGGGAGAGGCAGGAGAGGCAGGAGAGGCAGGAGAAGGAGAGGCAGCGGCTGGTAGTGACATAGAGTCCATGGACACTATCGCTTCTACCCTCATGCTCCGTCGCACCATGGCCGACCTCCGCGGTGTCATGGATTCTCTTCCTCCTCCGCCCAAGTTTGTGGAGCACAATCTATCGATTCCCGCGGGGCCAGAGCAGAAGCTCTTCAAGGTGCTCTGCGACCAGCTGGACAACGTCATTGACAAGAAGTCTGTGTCGGCGCTGGACAAGCTGGTGCTCTACATGCGCATTCAGCAGTTTCTGGTGCATCCGCAGCTCTTCATTGACGCCATGCGGAAAAAGTTCGGCAAGGCCTATCCCCGTAAGGACTGGAAGACTTCTGACACGACTACCAAGTGGTCTGCGTGCATGACGGTCATGCAGGAGGGGATTGCCGCCAAGCACGGCCAGATTGTCTTCTGCCAGTTCCATTCCGAGATTGAGTGGGTCGCCGCGAAAGCGACGGAGATGGGAGCATCGGTATGGACTATCTGTGGCGGGGTCGGTTCGGAGGCGATTGGGAGGGCGGTCACGGAGGGCAGAGCCGCTGCCGCCGATGGAAAGCCGGTGGTCATGGTCGTGCAGATTGTCAGCGGTGGAGCCGGTCTCAATCTGCAGTTCTGTCGCCGTATTCTGTTTCTGTCGTCGCACTGGAATCCGGCGGTTGTCCATCAGGCGGTGGGACGGGCTGTGCGGATTGGTCAGCGGTTTCCGGTGGAGGTGCATCTGTTCCGCGTCATTGATGATGTCATGGACAACATTGACCGACGGATGCTGGAGGTGCATTCGGAAAAGATTGAGGCGGCGCGGGGGGTGTGTGAGACTTTCTTTGAGGGGTTTGGGGGTCTGGATTCGGATGCATTTCCCTCCTTAGACGAGGAGTAGGACTAGCGGGTGATACATCTACGCCAAACAAAAATATTTATTAGTTTTTTGATTTAAGAAAGACAGACAGAGAAACAGTCAGGGACGATTACCACAGACGGTTGTCTATCAGAAAGTAGCTGGCCTCCTGCTTCATATTCAGACTCCTGGCGTCATTCATCCAGTTCCGCACTATGGCCCGAATCCGCATGCGGACCTTGAAAGGGAGTTCATTGTAGAGCTTGTTGTTGTGCTTGATGTAGTACAGAATCTCTACGGCCATGAACTCCCACTCACGGGGACGGTATTTCTGGAGCTCATCCACCATCGTGGGGATGATGTTCATGTTGTCCAGGATATGAGCGTCAGGAGCGGAGAGAGACGCCGGTGCGGGAGGTGGTGCTGCTGCCACTGCCTCCTCTGGTGCCTCCGCTGCCTCTGGTGCCTCTGCTGCCTCTGCTGCCTCTGCTGCTGGTGGCTCCTCCTCATCGTCTGCCTCATCGTCTGCCTCATCGTCTGCCTCATCGTCTGCCTCATCATCCTCCAGCGCATCCATATCGTGGACCGTCTCCGCAACCTCCTCAATACGAAGCGCTGGGAGAATTCGGTTGAACTCTACCTCTGCTGTCTCTGCTGCCTTCTTGGTTCGGCGACAGCCGCAACAAGAGGTCTCTTCTACAGCATCCTGCTCTGGCTCCTCTGCCTCCTCTGGGATCACAGCTGCCTCCTCTGGGATCACAGCATTCTCCTTCTCCTTCTCCGCAGCCGCCTGCGCCCACGCTATGGCCTCTGATGCTGTCATCCCCATGATGCCAAGCGCTGGTGCTGGTGCTGATGCAGGCGCCGGTGCAGGGGCAGAAGCAGAAGCAGAAGCAGAAGGAAGCACATGAGCATACCCATTCAGGAAATAGGTGCAGAGCTTCACGATGTCCGGCGTGGCGTTCGGATCGTTCTTGAACTCCTTACACTTGGTCAGAAACACATTCCGAAACTTCTCATGCTTATCCAAGAACAGAAGGCCATGCCCACGCATGTAGAGAAGAATGGCCGTGATTGTGGCTATTCTGCAGCAGAGCCTCCCCCCGGTCTCCGTCTTTAAACCGTCAAGCATATTAAGATACATCCGTAGGTTATTCGCAACCTCGGACAAGCTCACCTCTTTAGAGGACGACGGGAGCTGGAACAAGATGTGGGCATCGGTACTGTCGGCGACGGCATTCCTCCACTGCTCCTCCGTGGGATACACCTTCTTGCTGCTCTCACCTGGGCGCTTCACCTCCAAGACAGAGCATCCATCCTTCAGCTTCACAGCAGAGTAGCGGCCGGTGCAGGTCTGAATGCGGATAATACTGGACATTCTGTTAGAAAGAGCTTTCTTAAGTCTTCCTGCTTTGGGTGTGGTGGTCCGTTTGGGTAGTCAACTTTTTGTTATGGCAGACGACACCAGACGGCCAAAATGAACACATGCACTGCTTTGTCTTTGTCTTTGTCTTTGTCTTTGTCTTTTACTCCTCTCTCAGCCGCTTCAGAAAAGTGTCCGTCATTTCCACCTCTGCAGCCAACACATCATACAGATGGAGATTGGCCTTTGTTGCCTCCTCCTTGTGGATGGCGTAATCCCGCATAATGGGGATATGGACAGTCAGCACCTTGCGGAAGACCGGCTGCGACTCCAACAGCTCTGGGGCCATCCGAACCAGTTGCAGGAAATGAATAACCTTCTCCAGACTGCTGTGCTCCAGTGCGTCCTGGAGGACCACGTGAATCTGCTTGATGGCTGCGGCGTGGCGCTGGAGAGTGTGAGACATCGTATCCTGATTGGGTGGCAGTTGGTGGCCACTGGCGGGGCCTAGTCACTTTTTTGCACAAAGTTTGACAGGGGGCGCTTGCTGGTAGACAGGAGAAGTAAGAACCATTGATGGCTTCCGCGAATGTCGTAACTCTAGATTACACGGCGACCCTAGAGTACAAAAATGGCTGTTTCATCCTGGGCAGAGCTATTATTCCCAAAGCGAATATCGTCGCTTGCGTATCCAGGCCATACGGTCTTATAATGGGTGGAGGTGAGTGGAGATTTATGCTGGTAGGCGGACACGAAATAAAAATCGTTACAGATATTTCAGGCAGACTTCGTCCTGTGGAAGCCCAGGACATATTTGTTCAACTATGCGATCTTCTGAAGAACTTGTATGAATGATAGCATCGTATCTTTTGGCTACGAAAAAGTGAAGGGGTTTGGTTGGTCCCTAACAACTAACAGGAACATAAGACCGTTTCTCTAGTCAAACAGAATGAGCACTCCTTACGAAATGGCCGAACAGGCGATTGCGAAGTTTATTGAGACTGATCATAATGATCATACCGGGATCCTGATGCTTAGCAGCCTGAACCTGACGCGGATTCCCCCGTTGCCCGCAGGTGTAACAACATTGTGTCTCCGATACAACCCTGGCTTGATTATTGAGAGTCTTCCAGAAGGACTCCTGCATCTCTCCGTCAGCAACTGCATGTTGGAGACGCTGCCTCCGCTGCCCTCTACGCTGGAGTTACTCTACTGCTCTCATAATAAGCTTCAGTCACTGCCTTTCCTGCCGCGGGGTCTGAGGTCCTTGGACGCGGAGAATAATCGCATCCGTTATGTGGATGATTTGCCAGAGGGAATGAATTATCTGAATCTCAGCAGCAATCCGCTGCGTGAGCCGCTGTTGGCATCGTCGATACCTTCTACGCTCAGAACTCTCATGTTGAACAGTTGCGGTTTGCGTTGGTTACCGGATAGCCTGGAGCACTGCCGTGATATGGAATCATTTCAGTGTGCGAACAATAAGTTGCAGACTCTGCCGCTGCTGCCGCGCAGAGTGTATAACTTTAAGTGGACGGACAATCTGGATCATGAATTGTATTATGCTGGAATTTCTGCGACGGTGAAGAGTGTGCGCGCTTCCTATGAGGCCAAGGAGGCGGTGGAAGAGGAGAAGCGACGGCGCGCGGCAGCGGCGGCCAGTTGGGCTATTCTGGAAGAGCTCCTGACGCCGGAACGCATTATGGGGGCGCTAAGACTTGGAACTGACGCTGCAGAGGGACCTATGACTCTCTTTGAGGAGGGGATTCACACACGATGGGATTTGTCTGTGTGATTTGTCGTTGAAAAATTCTTTAGTCTAAGCTTGCTCTTTAATGTAAACTTAAACATAAACCATTCTACACAAATATATGGCCACATACATACTGGAATTATCCAGTAATGATGGTAATGTCGGTACTTTTACTTTTGTCGTAGAGCAGAAGGGCAAAAACGGGTGGGCGAAGCTGCGTCTGATTAAGATTACTGACATCATACCCCCTTTGACAGTACATTATGACCCAGCGGTTCACGATGGTCACAACCACTATATGAGTCATCTCTGGACGGCCCGCACTGGATTAACAGAAAATGGTGCCCCAACCTATATCCTTTATGGTGCCTTCGGCTCACCAGCGAGCCGCATCGGACTGACACCGCATGCATAAAGGGAATAGTTGTAAATTTGACGGCCCACTGCGGTCATGGTGCCGCTGGTCAGAATGACCGACGACTTTGTTTCCGTGCTCTACGCCACCAGCTATGGAGGATTTCTGTTTCCCGCAAAGTTCCGTGAGTTCTTCGCCGAACGAAACGGTGGAACGGATTTGCTGGCGCTGTGCAACGCCGTGGTGCAGGATAGTCCGTGGCCGCATTACGTGAACTGCACTATGGAAGTGCGGAGTAGTTGCTACATAAACACGCTCTGGGAGGAGTATCGCAAGAAGAACGCGTGCCACGATATTGGAGTGGTGCTGGTTCATAAGGAACTGATGCCGTTTCTGGTTATCAGCGTTTGCGACGGTTTTGAGACTCTCCATGTGGATGAGGGACAGGCTTACAAGCGGCTGGTAGAGAAGCATCTGTTAATAGAGGGAGCAACACAGGCGGAGCTGGCGGCAGATGTGCGGTATCTGAAGCGGCTTCTAGCGGCACGGCCTCCTCTCTAGTCTAAAGTATTCGGAATAATCTACATATAGATGGAAATATCATTGGCTTTTTTGGAAAAGCTGGGCAAGTTCGATAAGCAGATTTCGGATGTTATTCTGTCTCTGAAAGCTGAGACGGAAAAGTCGATAAATGAAAAGAAAAATAAGGAGGAGCAGATTGAGAAATTACTGGAAGAGATGATACAGAAAGATAAAGTGAATATGAAATTGTCAATGGAAGTGGCGGAAAGGGACTCCCGAATTTCTGAACTGGAGATGAAATTACAGCAGATTGAAATTGTCAGAGCCCACTCTGTTGCTTCTCCTGCTACTCCTGCTTCTCCTGCTACTCCTGCCTCTCCTGCGTCTTCTGCTCCAGAAATTTCTGTTGTTTCTTCTGATTTACAAGGTGCGATAGTTCTGAATCTAGAATCACAGAAGTCTGAAGTTCATGTCTTGGATATTTCGGGAATTCCAGCGACTCCTGATGTGTCTGAAGTTCATGTCTTGGATATTTCGGGAATTCCAGTGGTTCCTGACGTGCCACCCGTTGCACCAGAAGAAACTAAAGAATCAGAAGTTACACTGGAAATAACGAAAGATGCGCCACCGGCAAAATCATTTTGTTGCAGAGGTAAGAAAAAGAGCGGGTCTAAGTGAAATATCAGTTTCTATAAATAACGCATGAGTTGCTGCGGCAGACAATGTGACCAGCTGCAAATTATTTGCTATGGTTGTTTGGCCTCTTCTATCATATTCTTCATCACTATTGTTGGATTAAGAGTTGCTTTTGGTTAACCTTTAGTTCTACTCTTTGTTCTTTTGCTGCTGTTTCTGCTTTTTCTGCCTTTGCTGTTCCTACTCCTGCTTCTACTTCGGCTTCGGCTCCTAATAGACACCATCCGTAGAGAAGCCTGCAAGTCAGCGACTCTTTCTTTTGTATTAAACTTATGAGGCCATGTATTGGAATCTTCAATCGTCACGGTGAGACCACTCATATCTTTTGAAGTGATTGTTTCGGCAACCGTCGGAATCTCCACCGTAACATACACGGGTTGTCTAATGGGCTCAACATTTTTGATAGAATGTTCCATAATCATGGTTATTTTGATGGCTCTATCTCCACGAGATATTTTGAAGGCAGAAGGCAGATATTTGAATTCACCGGTTTTGTCTTTTACTAGATCTAACCTCAGCGCTCTTCGTATCACATCAAGTATCTTTTTTGCGACAGAAGAAATATCCATCCTCTAATATATATAAAGTTTACTGGCTTGGCCTGGGTCTCTGTTCCTAACAGGAAGTTAGGATGCTCTTTGGTGCCCAGGTCGCTGATCAGAGGGCATACTATTGGAGACCTGACTTGACTGCTGCTGCGACCGCTGTGGCTGCCTATGTCTCTGATGCGGTTTTACTCTCCGAACGCTACGGTCCTAATCTGACGAACCTGGGACTCACGGAGTTGCCTCCGCTTCCCGCTGGTATACGTCATCTATACTGCTCCGGAAACCGACTGACCACGTTGCCAGCAGATATGCCCGATACTATTGAGCATATCTACTGCCATCAAAATGAACTCACCGAACTGATTCCCCGCGGCGCACGTCTTCCCGCAAATCTGATTCTTCTGGATTGCCACAAAAATCGGTTGGCCCGGCTACCCGATAATCTTCCCGCGGGGCTGACGACGATGTACTGCGACCAGAATCAACTGAAATATCTGCCCCCTATGCTTCCCTTTAGTCTCCAAACATTACACTGTAGCCGAAATCGTCTCAAGGCGCTGCCTGAATCGCTTCCCGCTGGACTCTCCTTCTTAGTGTGCAGTTGGAACCGTCTGCGGACTCTACCGGCGCAACTACCGAAGGGGCTCCATGAACTGTATTGCGACCATAATTCGCTGCCTGAGCACTACGAACTGGAGCCGTGGCTGGAGTATTTGCAACGAATCGCCGCAGAGCAAGAAGAGGATTCTAAAGAACGCATTGTGCGGCGGTGTCGCCGAATCTTTGAAGAACTAGCCAAGACAGTCTGGCATCCGCGCCGCGTGGAGCGTCTTATGCTAGCTGGGGTGGACGCAGAGGAAATGTAGGTGCACCAGGAAGTGTCCCAATCTCCTCCAGCATCTTCAATATTGTGGCTTCTGTCTCAGAACGCCACGAAGTGGTGTCTCGTCCTGACGGCCACTTCACGTTCACTTCTTTATCTCCTTTTAGATAAAAAACGGTAGTATAGTGTTGGTATGTATAGCTGGGGCTTTCATGGAGCCATACAGATTGAATATCAGGTATGGAGATAACCTCTGATGGAACGGTGGTTTCTTGAAGCTGGTGACGGTATATATGGAGCATTGAACCGCATCGCTTCGTGCTAGACACCGCTTCGGCGGTTTTCTGTAAATGTCGGACCTTACTCATTGGATGTTTAATCGAGTCGTGGCTTTATATTAGGATGGTGAAGAAGCAATGGGTTAAAACGATATGAACGGATTCAGAGGAGAAGGAATATGGCGTGTCAGGAGTGCATATGGAAAGCGGAAGACGGTATTGGCTCGGTGGAAGTGTTGGGGGTGTTCGGCGATGACAAGACCGTGGTGAATGCCGCGCGGGTCTCCTTCAACAAAACGGTGGGTGTTGCGGAGGCACTGGGGGAGCGCGACGAAAAGCTCATTGCCTACTTGGCGAAACATCATCACATCAGTCCGTTCTTCCATCCGCAGATTCAGCTGCGCATCAAAATGCCGATTTTTGTTGCCCGCGAATGGTTTCGGCACACGATAGGATTCGCCCGCAATGAGGTCAGTCGCCGCTACGTGGATAGTGTTCCAGAGGTGTGGTATCCGCCGGCGGACGGACTCAGAGCACGGGATCCAAAACTCAAGCAGGGCAGCAAGGAGACTCCCGTGGAGGGTGCGGAGGAGATTGTGGCGGAAATCCGCGCATCAGGAGAGGCCGCGGTCGAGCTCTATGAATCGCTGTTGCGGCGTCAGGTGGCACCGGAAATCGCCCGCACCGTTTTGCCACAGGGAATGTATACGGAGTTTATTGAGACCGCGTCACTGGCGGCGTATGCCCGTCTGTGGGAGCTTCGCACGGATTCGGGCGCGCAACGGGAAATCCAGGGATACGCGCGGGCCATAGAACGTCTGTTGATGCCGTATTTTCCAGTGTCTTGGTCTGCATTGACTGCTTAGCGTCTCACATATCCTCCATATCCACTCCTGCCAACATCCGCCTCTCCACCCGCGACGGATGCCAGACTGTCTGAGCGAGTTCTTCAAATACGGTGCGGCACCGTTGAACGATGCGGTCTTTACTGGCTGTCTCAACAAATGCTTTCACACGGATCGCATAGTAAGGAATAGCTTCATACCATGGATGTTCGGGTAAGTGATTTCCAGAACATACTAGTTGGCGAAGACTATCAGGGAGTTCGGGGAGAGACAACAGTTGATTGTCATTACAATATAATTCAACAAGAAGGTCAGGCAGATCCGGTAAGAATGTTAGTTTGTTTCTATCACACAAGATTCCCCGAAGGCTAGCAGGAAGTTTAGGCAGGGATTTCAACTTATTGTTACTACAATCTATCCTCCTGAGAACAACGGGAAGTGCAGGCAAAGCGGTCAACTGATTGTGATCACAATATAACTCTCTAATGTCCGCAGGCAGAGTAGGCAAGGACTGTAAGATATTCTGATTACAGTATAAGTATTGAAGAGCATCGGGAAGTGTAGGCAGATACGATATAGTATTGCCATAGCAGCTGAGTAACCGCAGAGTTGTAGGAAGCTCAGGTAGACGTGATAGATTGCTTCCTCCACAATAGAGCGCATTCAGACCGACAGGAAGTGCGGGCAGAGCGGTCAATGGATTTTCTCTACAATGGAACCACACTAGACAGACAGGAAGTGTTGGTAAGGATGTCAACTTATTGTACGCACAATCCAAGTGCATAAGACTATCAGGAAGTGGAGGCAAGGACTGTAGTTGATTGCGCGCACAGCCTAACTGGGTGAGACCGGCAGGAAGTGGGGGTAAGGCTGTCAAGAAATTGTTATCACACACCAGTTCTTCAAGGTTCTCTGGAAGAGTGGGAAGTGCAGTAAGTCCAAGAGAACTTAAATCTAATATCCCGTCCTTCCAGTTGCGGATACGTTCTTCGGCTTCTGCAACTTCTGGTACTTTTTCCATTGTCATTGAATACGTATTCAGAGTATTGATGGTGCGTCACATTTTCAAAAAAACAGATTCAGACAGTTTACTTCAGGGCATGAATCGCCCATGAATCTGGCGACGGCATATCGTTACGGCCTGTACTTGTACTTGTACTTGTATCAGTGCGTTCAGGTGTCGGATGAATACAGGCAAGAACCTCATGAAATACCTTTTTTGCCTCTTCGTGTGTGTCGTGGTGAGACATCCATACGTTGTCTATAGAACTGACTACGATGCCATACTTATCCAGTTGTAGGGTCACCAGAGATGCCGGCACATACACCGTAGTGTAGTTCGTGCGCCACGCATTATGTTCAAAGGTGAGAAGATGACCGACGCGACCAATGTTGCGAATCATCGTATGATTTCTAATCGGGGGCCGTGCACCGTATGTCAAGTTTTATTAAGCTGCTACATATCCTCCATATCCACACCGGCCAACATCAGCCGCTCCACCCGTGACGGATGCCACACCTTCTGAGCAAGTTCTTCAAAGTAGAGAGCACACCGTTGCACGATACGCTCTTGACTGGCTTTCTCAGCGATGGCGTTCACACGGGCTACATAATCGGGAAGAGATTCATCGTATTCCATATCTGGAAAGTTATTGTTGGAACAAGTGATTATTGTAATACCGATTGGAAGAGTTTCGGGTAGCCTGGTCAGTTGATTTTCATAACAATGTAGCGATAGAAGACCCGCAGGAAGAGTTTCGGGTAGCCTGGTCAGCTGATTTTCATAACAATGTAGCGATAGAAGACCCGCAGGAAGAGTATCAGGAAGCGTGGTCAGCTGATTATCATTACAATGTAGCGATAGAAGACCCGCAGGAAGAGTATCAGGAAGCGTGGTCAGCTGATTTTCATTACAATATAACTGTGTAAGACCCGCAGGAAGAGTCTTGGGGAGCGTGGTCAGCTGATTGTGAGAACAATACAAGAATCTAAGACCTGTCGGAAGAGTATCGGGGAGCGTGGTCAGACGATTGTTGTGACAATATAAATGTCTAAGACCCGCTGGAAGAGTACAGGGTGGCGTCAAGAGCTGATTATTCTGACAATATAAATGTCTAAGACCCGCTGGAAGCGTATCAGGTAGCCTGGTTAGCTGATTATGGGAACAATCAATCTCAGTAAGACCCGTAGGGAAAGTATCAGGTAGCCTGGTTAGCTGATTTGCCGAACAATCCAACCTTGTAAGAGATAAAGGAAGAGTATTGGGGAGCGACACCAGCTGATTATGGTGACAAGATAACGATTGAATAGTTGCAGGAAGAGTATCTGGTAGCCTGGTCAGCCGATTGAAGTAACAATCCAACCTTGTAAGACCCTTAGGAAGCGTATCGGGCAGCGATAACAGCTGATTATTGTTACACATGAGCTCTTTTAGACCCGCTGGAAGAGTATTTGGCAGCATAGTGAGTTGATTCAAGGCACAATCTAACACGACAAGAGTAGAAGGAAGTGTGTCTGGTAGTGATAACAGCTTATTGCCATAACAATACACACACCGAACTCCCTCTGGAAGTTCAGGCAGTTCTGTGAGTCCAAGATTCATCAGATATAGAATACCTGAATTACAGATTAGGATACGTTTTTTTGCTTCTTCCATGGTATCCTTGGATGCCGGCGGTTGCGGTTCGCTTTGCGCCCGTCAAACTTTCAGGCATTGGTCAAAAATAGGAGTTACTTACATATCCTCCATATCCACGCCCGCCAACATCTGCCGCTCTACCCGCGACGGATGCCAGACCTTCTGAGCCAACTCTTCAAAGTAGAGAGCACATCGTTGAATGATACGCTCTTTACTGGCTGCCTCTGCGATTGTGTTGATACGGGCGACATAATCGGGAATAGATTCATCGTCTTCCATATCTGGAAAATTATTGTTGGAACAAGTGAATGAAAGACCGGTTGGAAGAGTTTGGGGCAACGTAGTCAGACGATTGCTCATACAATTGAACAGTGTAAGACCCGCAGGAAAAGTTTCAGGTAGCCTGGTCAGCTGATTTTCGTAACAATGTAGCGATAGAAGACCCGCAGGAAGAGTATCGGGTAGCCTGGTCAGCCGATTGTTGGAGCAATGTAACGTTGTAAGACCCGCAGGAAGAGTATCGGGTAGCCTGGTAAGACAATTATTTGAACAATAGAGATTAGTAACGCCCGCAGGAAGTTCAGGAAGTTCTGTGAGTCTAAGACACGATAAAATCAGCGGACCTGACTGCCACTCTCGGACGCGTTCTCTTGCGTCTTCCATGGTATCCCTAGAGTCGGTGAATGTGGTGGATGTGGTTGATGCGGTGTTGAACCCGTCAAATTTTCAGTCACGGTTCAAAAATAGAGTTGCTCTACATATCCTCCATATCTACGCCTGCCAACATCCGTCGTTCCACCCGCGACGGATGCCAAACTTTCTGCGCTAGCTCCTCAAAGATAAGACCACACCGTGCAACGATACGCTCTCGACTGGATGCCTCAGCGATTGCGTTCGCACGGGCTACATAATCAGGGATAGATTCATTATCTTCATGGTATGGGAGGTTGTTGTTGTTACAACAATATAACCGTATAAGACCAGAAGGGAGAATTTCGGGTAGCCTGGTCAGCCGATTTCCGAAGCAATATAACGTTGTAAGACCCGCAGGAAGAGTTTCGGGCAGCCTGGTCAGCGGATTGTTGAAGCAACATAACGTTGTAAGACCCGCAGGGAGAGTTTCGGGTAGCCTGGTCAGCCGATTGTTGAAGCAATATAACGTTGTAAGATCTGTAGGAAGAGTAGGTAGCCTAGTGAGATTATTGAAATGACACGCTAAATATGTAAGACCAGCAGGGAGAGTTTCGGGAAGAGTCGTTAGTTGATTATTGTCGCACAATAACGTTGTAAGAGATAAAGGCAGAGTATCGGGTAGCGACAACAGCTGATTACAGGGACAATCTAACTTTGTAAGACCCGCAGGAAGAGTATCAGGAAGCGACAACAGCCGATTGTTGGAACAATATAAATGTGTAAGAGCCGCCGGAAGCGTATCTGGTAGGCTAGTCAGATGATTATTGGAACAATGTATTTCTGTGAGAGCCGACGGAAGTGTATCTGGTAGGCTAGTCAGATGATTGTTTGGACAATGTAACTGTGTAAGACCCTCAGGAAGTTCAGGCAGTTCAGTGAGTCCAAGATGCCCTAAATTTAGAAAACCTGACGTCCAGTTGCGGACACGATTTTTGGCTTTTTTCATGGTATATCTGGGTTGTTGATGGCTTTGCCCCGTCAAATTTTTTAGCCATGGTTCAAAAACATATCCACACCCGCCAAAATCGGCGATTGCGATTACTGCAACTTGGGCAGGTCCTTCGAGACGTCTGCGACCTTAAGCATTGCGGAAAAGTCGAGCGGGTGGCTGACGGATTGAGTGTAGAAAGGCGACGGATGAATACAGGCAAGAAACTCAAAATATACCTTAGTAGCCTCCTCATCCGTGTCGTGGTCAGAACGCCACGCGTTATCTGTAGTACTGACTAACACCGTCTGATTTATCATTTGTAGGGTCACCAGATATACCGGCACAGACACAATCTTGTGAGTGTACCACACATTATGTTCAAAGGTTAGCAAATGACCGAGACGAGAAATCATACGGAACATGATTAACGTTTGAATCAAGTGATTCAACGTGTCAAATTTTTTAGACCCGTGCGGATTTTAAATGAGCGGAACCGTACTACATATCCCCAACATCCGCGTCTGAACCAACTCTTCAAAGACAAGCGCGCATCGTTGCGTGATACGCTCTCGACTAGCGGCCTCAGCGATCGAATTCACACGGGCAACGTACCCAGGAATAGACTCTTCGTATTCACGGCGTGGAAAGTAATTGTAATCACATCGTAACTCTTCAAGGTCTGTAGGAAGAGTATCGGGTAGCGTAGTCAGTTCATTTTGACCGCACGCTAAATATGTAAGACCCGCAGGAAGAGTATCGGGTAGCATAGACAGCCGATTGTTGGTACAGTCTAACTTTGTAAGAGAGTCAGGAAGTGTATCGGGTAGCGACAACAGCTGATTGTATTCACAATACAACTCTGTAAGACTCTCAGGGAGAGTATCGGGTAGCCGTGTCAGCCGATTGTCGGAACATTGTAATGTTCTAAGATACTTAGGGAGAGTATCGGGTAGCCTGGTCAGCCGATTATACCAACACGACAACTCGGTAAGACGCGCAGGAAGAGTATCGGGTAGCCTGGTCAGTTGATTGTAAGAACAATATAACCATTGAAGATTCGCAGGAAGAGTATCGTGCAGCGTAGTGAGTTGATTCTTGTCACAGCGTATGCATATAAGAGTTGCAGGGAGAGTATCAGGAAGCGACGATAGCCGATTGTTGGAACAATACAATATTTCAAGACCTGTAGGAAGTTCAGGCAGTTCCGTGAGTCCGAGATTCCTTAGATCCAACATACCCCCATTCCAAGCACGGACACGCTCTCTTGCTTGTTCCATAGGAGTCATAGTATCTCTGGATACCGACTGTTTGTATCTTTGCGCCCGTCAAATTTCAGGCAGATTCTGTTCAAAAAATAAAGTCAGGCGGACCTACATATCCTCCATATCCACGCCGGCCAACATCTGCCGCTCTACCCGCGACGGATGCCAGACCTTCTGAGCCAACTCCTCAAAGTAAAGAGCACACCGTGAAACGATACGCTCTTGACTGGCTGCTTCTGCGAACGCATTGACACGGGCTACATAATAGATTCTTCGCATTCACGGCGTGTTATTGTAATCACATCTTTTGAAACAATATATAGTTACATATTTTCTGACGGTTTTGCGAAAGACTGCCGAAATAACACTTACAGTCTCCGTTTCCTTGAATTCTTGCCTCGGTGTCTACGACGCCCAGTCTTTCTGCCTCCACCCGCTACAACACATTCGGCAAGGGTCGCAGGTCCAAGTGTGAATCTTTCGTCGGCTCCGCCTTTCTGATTTCTTGCCTTTCTTGTCTTTCTCCTACGACCTCCAACAATCGGAGGAGCGTATCCGAACGATTCTGTATAAAGATCAAGTAGCCTTTGATATTCCGTCATATCCTCGTCCGTCACTTTCATTGCACCGTCGTTCACGTGATCCAAAATATACTGAAGTTCAGCGGGAAACATACGTGCGTTACAATGTGGGAAATTCCAGCAACGACCGCGTTCCTCTCCTGTTCGTCGTAAATTAAGAACCTCTCGAAATAGCCTATTTATACCAATGTATTCATTGACGTGATTATTCACCTCTCCCGTAGGAAGCTTGTGACGAAATTGAATCGCAACGGCTACGTCGTCCATAAGCGTAGAATCGTATCCAGGGGAATGAATGATCGGAAGAAGTTTAGGATTCCCCGCATTGGGATACGCAATATTCCACGCAGGACCGGCTGATCCTGCTCCTGCTCCTGCTGCGGCTGCTGGCTCCACATTCCGACGTGAACGTTTGGCGCGAATCTTCCTCGCAGGACCGTCTGAACCTGCTCCTGCTGCTGCTGCGGCTGCTGGCTCCACATTCCGACGTTTGCCGAGAAGTGTTGCCGGCTCCACATTCAGATGAAAAAGTTTGGAGGAAATATTCCACTCACGTTTTGCAAGGATTTCTTCTACCAGTTTCTTATAAGGTTTTAAGGGAGCATCCCACGTTGCTTCCACCAATTCCTTCATTGCCTCTCTTGTATCTTTCTTGCCAATATAGGCTTCCAATTTCAGAGCATATTCTCGCAATCGTCGAATACGTGCTATTTTTTCAGCAATACCGCCGCCGCCTGCTGCTATGCAGTGAGAATCACGACCGAAGAAAGGGGTGGCATTCGTTTCACCTAGAGACACAAGTTCCGCCATTACATTGTGGGGGGTGAGCGAATAATGACGGTGACCCAAGCAAATACGACTACAAAGAGAACACCAAAAAATCCTACCTTCAGGACTTTTATACATATCGTAAAGCTCTCTATGAAACACGGTGTCTCCAAGTTCTATCGAGCAATTATGGTTCATATACATACATCCCTCAGACCGTACCACGTATTTAAGACATACGGGACAAGCGGACCAATTTTCAGCAGCCGGCAGACCACCACCTTCAGGATCGGTATTATCGAGCAGCCAGTCAAACATGTCAATCGTCGATTTCGACATTCCTTTCCATGGAACAGAAGGTGCCATCGTTTGTACTCGTTCCACCTTGATGCCTGGTACCCTACTTAATGCACGGGCGACTTCAGTACGACCTGCAAATTGGGCTGCCATTAATGCTGTAATACCCGCTTTCGTTTCGGCATTCACATCAATTCTGGGGTCCGCCAGTAATGCCTGAACGACATCAAGATGACCCTTCGATGAGGCTGTCATTAATGCTGTAGTACCGTCCTTATCTGCGGCATTCACATTAATTCTGGGGGCCGCCAGTAATACTTTAACGATACCAAGATGACCCTCCATTGAGGCTGACATTAATGGTGTAACAAGCTTTTCCGTTGCGGCATTGACATCTATTCTGGGGGCCGCCAGTAATACTTTAACGATATCAAGATGACCATAGTATGTGGCTCGTATTAATGGTGTAACACCCTTTACCGTTGCGGCATTGACATTAATTCTGGGGTCCGCCAGTAATACTTTAACGATATTAACATCACCCTTCTTTCCTACCGCTTTTATTAAAGGAGTCGTACCGTCCGATTCAACAGCACTATTTATACGCTCAGCAACACCGGGCTTCGCGAGAGCTGCACGCACCGCCTTAATATCATTGGCGACGATAGCATCGTATAATGGTTTCGACATTCCGTTCTATGAAAGTCGTAGAAAAATTTCAAGCATGGTTCAAAACAGTAGGGGCTGTTACATATCCTCCATATCCACGCCGGCCAACATCAGCCGCTCCACCCGTGACGGATGCCATACCTTCTTCGCCAACTCCTCAAAGACAAGACCGCATCGTGCAACGATACGCTCTTTACTGGCTGCCTCTGCGATGGCATTGACACGGGCGACATAATCAGGAATAGATTCATCGTCTTCAATATCTGGAAAATTATTGTTGGAACAAGTGAATCTTGTAAGAACAGCAGGAAGAGTTTGGGGCAACGTAGTCAGCTGATTATAATCACAATGTAATTCTCTAATACCTGCAGGAAGAGTTTCAGGTAGCGTGGTCAGCTGATTTCCAGAACAATATAACGTTGTAAGACTCGCAGGAAGAGTATCGGGTAGCCTGGTCAGCAAATTGTGGAAACAATATAACTGTGTAAGACCCGCAGGAAGAGTATCGGGTAGCGTAGTCAATTGATTATTATCACAACATAAGTCTGTAAGACCCGCAGGAAGAGTTTCGGGTAGGCTAGTCAGCAGATTGTTATGACACCATAACTTTGTAAGACCTGCAGGAAGTTCAGGCAGTTCTGTGAGTCCAAGCCACGATAGATCCAGCAGACCAGAAGTCCAGTTGCGGACACGTTTTGTTGCTTGTTCCATGGTATCTCTGGATGCCGGCTGTTGGTGGCTTTGCACCCGTCAAATTTTCAAGCACTGTTCAAAAAAAGTCGGGGCTCACCTACATATCCTCCATATCCACGCCCGCCAACATCTGCCGCTCTACCCGCGACGGATGCCAGACTTTCTTCGCCAACTCCTCAAAGACAAGAGCACATCGTTGAACGATACGCTCTTGACTGGCTGCTTCTGCAATGGCATTGACACGGGCTACATAATCAGGAATAGATTCATCGTCTTCAATATCTGGAAAATTATTGTTGGAACAAGTGAATCTTGTAAGAACAGCAGGAAGAGTTTGGGGCAACGTAGTCAGCTGATTATAATCACAATGTAATTCTCTAATACCTGCAGGAAGAGTTTCAGGTAGCGTGGTCAGCTGATTATAATCACAATGTAATTCTCTAATACCTGCAGGAAGAGTTTCAGGTAGCGTGGTCAGCAAATTGTGGAAACAATATAACTGTGTAAGACCCGCAGGAAGAGTATCGGGTAGCCTGGTCAGCAAATTGTGGAAACAATATAACTGTGTAAGACCCGCAGGAAGAGTTTCGGGTAGCGTAGTCAGCAGATTGTTATGACACCATAACTTTGTAAGACCTGCAGGAAGTTCAGGCAGTTCTGTGAGTCCAAGCCACGATAGATCCAGCAGACCAGAAGTCCAGTTGCGGACACGTTCTTTTGCTTTTTCCATAGGAGTCATTGTGTCCTTTGGAATCACTGAAGTCGGTGGTTGCAGTGTTGAGCCAGTCAAATTTACGCAAAGAACATGGCTTTGTATCTTTGCCAGGCAATAAACTTGAAGTGCGGGGCAAGGTGGTAGGGCTGGACCAACAGGATAATGGACTGTTATAATCCGCAGTCCCGTGCTTCTGGCCCCGAAATCGCCTTGCAACGGGTGCGCGATTGGCGGCCTGGGCAAACATCGTTGAATCTGAACTGTCTCGGTCTGAGAGAGTTGCCGCCGATTCCTGACGGAGTACAGATTCTCCACTGTAATGGCAATCTCCTCACTTTTCTGCCGAGTCTTCCTGCTGGACTCAAGGAGTTGTGGTGTGGCCAGAACTACTTGACTCATCTTCCCGCGCTACCAGAGACTCTGGAGGTGCTCTACATCGTGGATAATATGCTGACTGCTATACCGGATCTGCCTGCTAGTCTGACCTGGTTCTTATCGGGTTTCAATCAGACAGGAGAGGAGTGGATAGATACCAGCGTTACACCGGCATATCTTACGGTCTTGCGCAAACGTCAGGAGAAGGAGGCCCGGGAACGGATCACGGGACGCTGTCGGCTTTATATGGAGGAGCTGATGAAGAATACCTGGCATCCGGCGCGTGTGGAAGCGAAGATGCTGGCCGGAATAGATATGGAGGATATGTGAGTAGCATGTAGGGAGAATGGAGATAAATGAGTTTAAGAAAATCGCCGAAGAAGAATTCAAATCTTTTTTTGCTGAAAAGGGACTGACGGTATTAATGCCCAATAGTAGTGCCGACATTATGGATAACGATGATTTCTCTATTACGTGGGACATCAAGATAGGTAACGATAAAATAGGTAGTGTCGGAGTATATAAATATAAGGACAGTAATGACGTTGATGTTATGTATGCTTTGAACGGAATATCAGAAGCTGATGAGTTGGAGGCTGCTGAAGAGATAAAGGGAAAGATAAATGCGCGGCTGGCGGGTGGGCAACAGGGTGGAAGACGTCATAGTGGCAAACGTGGCAGAAGTATCAGACGTCACAGAAGCAACAAATGCAAGCGTAGAAGAAACAACAAACGCAAGACTCAACGGCGGCGTTTCTGAGTCTGGCGTGGCTTCTGTGGCCGCCGCCCAGGTGGAGCCCATCCGTGCTCAATCGCACGCAGCAGACGCTCTTGTTTTTTGGCCCGATCGCATGGAATTGCCTTCCGACTATAAAACCGACCCGATGGTCCCTGGACGCGGCATCCGTAACGCGAATGGGTGATTCTGTAAGGCATCCCTACATCTTTGACGCAGTAAAAGTTGACTACCTAAACCGGACACAATGGTGACAGCAGGATGTCTGCTTCTAAGACTTACACACCCGCAATGACGACGGGAACCAAGGGCTCTGACGTTTACGATGGAATGGGCTCCAAGCGCCTGGAGCTGTCGGCATCGTCGGTTCGTCGCACATCATCTACGCTGATATCGGAGTTGGTCGCAGCGGCGTGGGCGGAGGATCCGATGGATACCTTTCTGCTGGCGTTCCACGCAGGCAACGTGCGCGGCGGCAAGGGAGAGCGCGATGTCTTCATCCAGATGCTGATAGCGCTCTACGAACTCCACCCAGAGGCGGTGAAGGCGGTGCTGGAGCTGGTTCCGCACTACGCGTCGTGGAACACTCTGCTGAAGTTGTCGGACCTGGATGGAGCTTCGGATACGCTCAAGAGGGCGATCGCGGACCTCTTCGCGACGCAGCTCAAGAAGGATATGGCCACGCCGGTTGGTCAGTCCATCTCTCTGGCGGCCAAGTGGGCACCACGGGAGAAGCAGGGAGCCAAGGGTGCAGGTAGCAAGGGCGTCTTTGCGACCTATCTGGCGCGGATTCTGTTCCCTCCACCTGCCCATCCTGCCTGTATCGTCTCTTCTGACTATACTGCCTTGGCGGCCCCGACGCACTCCCACCGCATGAAGCAGTATCGCCAACTTCTGACGCAGCTCAACGCCCGTCTGGACACGGTAGAGACGCACATGGCCGGTGGCTCTTGGGCGACCATCAAGCCCGCCACGGTTCCTGGTCGCGCCGGTAAGCTCTACGCCAAGGCCTTTCTCAACCAGCCGCTGAAGTCTCGGACGCGCTCCTCTGCCTCTGCGTCTGTCTCTGTTCGGGTCGACAGCGAAGACCGAACTGTATGCGCCACACACTTCCGTGAGCACTTTGCCGCCGCGGCCGCCGGTAAGGCGACGGTTCACGGCTCCAAGACGGTGTTTCCGCATGAGCTTGTGAAGAAAGCAGCGGCAGCGTTGGATCCTCGCTGCACCGACAGCATGGTGGAAGATGAGAAGAATCAGCTCCGTGCTGTCTGGTCCCAGATGGTGAAGGACGCCGCAGGTCTCAAGGGCATCCTGCCCATGTGCGACTTCAGCGGCTCCATGCAGAGCTCCAGCAACGGAGACACGCCCTATTGGGTGAGCATGGCTCTGGGTATGCTTTGCGCGTCAGCGGCGACGGGACCTCTCCACGGCTTCATGCTGCCGTTTGATTCCAATCCGCACATGCAGACGCTTCCCGTGGATGGCGACCTGTTTGACTGTGTCCGTTCGGTGCAGACATCCGGCATCGGACAGGGCTACAGCACGGACTTCCAGAAGGCGTGCGACGCGGTTCTGAAGTTCATCGTCAAGGAGCGCTTCACCCCAGAGCAGGTCAAGGAGCACTTTCGTTACCTTCTGGTGCTGACGGACATGGCCTTTGACCAGGCGCAGAGCTCTGCCGGCACGAATCCGTACACCGGCTACGGTGGCTACAGCCATGTGGTCAAGACCGCGGAGTGGCAGACGCATCTGGATGCGATTCGGGTGGCATTCCAGCGCACGGGTGAGACCATGTGGGGAGAGGGAAGGGGCTTTGAGCCGCCGGTCATCGTGCTGTGGAATCTGGCGGCGAACCCGAAGGATTTCCACGCGACGGCGGAGACCCCAGGCGTTATCCAGCTGTCGGGCTGGTCGCCGACTCAGTTCGCCATCCTCAAGAAGGAAGGACCGCGACAGATTACGCCGATGGAGGCGCTGCGGATAGAGCTGGATGACCCGCAGTATGACCTGCTGCGGACGCGGCTTATGACTGTGCCTTTGTCTTTGTCTTTGCATTCGTCTGCCCGATGAGGTCATTTCCTACTTCTAGAAAAAGTCTGTCTGTATTTCTTGCGTTTTTGGCTAGGGTTGCGTCTAGTTACTCTTTTCTGCAGGTTGCCTCCACGTTGTCTTCCACCAGGTGTATGTAGCAATCGGTAGACCTTTGTTTTTTTCAGCAGGGTTTCTGTATCACCGAACTTTTTGGCAAATTCTTCAATCAGGGTTACCAAATTCAGATACGGATAGCCGTTTGGTTCCGGTAATCCTCGATAATAGGGTTTTAGCGATTGACAAAATTCATTGGAAATATCTAGATTCAGGCTGTTCCGTATGTTTTCGATCATAAGCACGATATTCGCGTGCTTTGCCGGGTCGGCCAATACAGCGTCGCGGACTTGTTCTCTATACAGAAGTTCATCGTAGCTCTGGATGATATCGGCAATCGCCTCGGTAAAATCAAAGCTGTAACTTAAAGAGCCAGTTTTGTTCGCTCTGTCAATCTTAACTTCCGTAATCCATGAAAACTTTATGATTGGGGTCTCTATCGCCTCAATGTCGAACATACTATTGGATTTATTGTGCCACTGAACTCTGAGCTCAGAAGGACTTATCCAGGTATAGAAGGCAACACTACCTCCGGCTCCAGAAAGACTATAGTTAGCTCTCTCTGAGTTGAGCGGGTTTGTCAACAATATTATTCCATCGGCGTTGATTGTTTGTGATGTTGCAATAAAAAAAGGTATTGCCGATTTATCCTGATAGATATCTTGATACGATGCTCCCCACAATACCGGTAAAATCTTCGCAAATAAAACGCCCTTTTCCCATAAGCTTTCCTCCCTTTGGAAGAGTGCATTGGCGGAAATATCGTATGGGTTCTGACTCTCACTTATGGGCTGAATCTGACGTATGAATGTCTGTATCTGTGGCTGGGATGCATCGAACGGTATATCATTTACGGTTTTGAGATTGCGGTGTGCATCTACAATCACTTGGCGTAACCGATTGAAAAATCCTTGTGCATCTGGGCTACTGGTTTCTTCATCTTTTTGCACGATTTGAAATAGAGCTGTAGAAGTGAAAGATAACTTATTATTGTGTGCGCGCTTGTCAAACATAGCTATTCTTTCCTGAAGAAGACTAGCCTCTCCTTTCATTGATCGCATGCCCCCTATTGGTTTCCGGTAAAAAGATATATGCGGTTATTTGCGGAGATACTTTTCTTTACATAAGACGGATGGAAGAATCCCGACGACTGACACTTTTGGTCCGCCCCGACCCAAAGTTGACTGGGGTCGGGCACCACCACCTAAACAAGTGCGACTAAGATAATGATAACCTCTTAGCCGTGGCGGGCGCTCCACACAATGAATAATATTGCGACCTAAATAATTCATCTTTCCCTCTCTCTAAGAGCACCAACAGCAACACACTGATACATAGTGCGGTGCTCTGTGTCCTTTACTTCGGTAAAGGAAGGAATCTGTCGAGATTCCATACAGCAATCACAAACATAATCATGGTTAGCCGTCCCTTCAAGAGTGCTTACAGCAATCCCCTCAAATGTTTATTTGAAACCCAGCACTCTGTGACCTTTACTTCGGTAGAGGAAGGAATCTGTCGAGATTCCATACAGCAATCACACAAATAATTAATGGTTAGTAGTCCCTTTCAAGAGTGCTTACAGCAATCCCTTCAAAACTTATTTGAAACCCAGCACTCTGTGTCCTTTACTTCGGTAGAGGAAGGAATCTGTCGAGATTCCATACAGCAATCACAAATATAATCATGGTTAGCAGTCCCTTTGAAGAGCACCAACAGCAATCAACTGAATACATAGTGCGGTGCTCTGATGGTAGAACAGTTGTGTGATTCGGAATATGCCCTTGCAGGAAAAAGCGTCAATAGTTCAGTGGTAGAATACCAGCCTTCCAAGCTGGCAACCTGGGTTCGATTCCCAGTTAACGCATCTTAAGGATGCCAACAGCCATTCTTGAAAATTCTATCTTTCAAAATGGCATCCTGAAACTTTGAGTGAGGATGGCCGAGTTGGTTAAGGCGCAGGACTTAAGTTCCTGTAGAGATATCTGCGTGGGTTCGAGCCCCACTCCTCACATTTTGTCTCCTTTGGTCGTCGACATTCTGTCTCCTTGGGTCGTCGACATCCTGTCTCCTTGGGTCGTCGACATTCTGTCTCCTTGGGTCGTCGACATTCTGTCTCCTTGGGTCGTCGACATTCTGTCTCCTTGGGTCGTCGACATTCTGTCTCCTTGGGTCGTCGACATTCTGTCTCCTTGGCGCAGTGGTAGCGTATCGGATTTCTACTCCGTTGGTCGTGGGTTCAATCCCCACAGGAGACTTTTTCTCACGATAGTGAGAAAAATCGACTATCATGACGCGGTAGCGGCATGACAGGAGACTATTCCTCCCGGTTCTGTGGTGTAGTTGGTTATCACAGCGGACTTTGAATCCGCTAACCCAGGTTCGAATCCTGGCAGGACCAAAAAACCAAACGCGTTTTTTCGGTGGATTTTAATTCTCCGATAAAAGTGGATACTGGTTCCGCGGGTTTTATTCTCATAATTCTGGCGATGGCGGGCCGCATCCTCTCCAAACATTTTTGATTGGTGTCCGGTTCCATAGTGTAGTTGGTTAGCACAAGAGACTCTGACTCTCTTAACCCAGGTTCAAATCCTGGTGGGACCAAACGCGTTTATTCTGCGGACAAATATCCTCTGAATAAAGTGTGGTCCCTGGTATCGGTTAGGACAAGAGTCTATCCGCTCTCTTAATCTGTTTTAGACACGGTGTCGCAAACAGGAACCGTCCTTTGATTTGAATTTTCGATGCAAAGGCCACCACCTCCGGGTAGCTCAGTGGTAGAGCAAGGGATTGTAGACATACAGTTGTCTGATAAAACTCCCTGGGTCGCTGGTTCGATTCCGGCCCTGGAGAAATCGTGCTCCGTCAAGTCATAAAGAGATTTGACAGAGCTCGTTAGAGGATATGGACGGTACACTTATGGAACTCGTCAGTCGTGGAAAAAAGGACGCATACTTCATACAGAATCCGCAGACCTCTTGGTTCGGAACTGTATATCGGCAACGCAATCCCACCGCCAAGGAAGTCCGTTACGAATATCCAACGTCGCCCGCTTCTTTTAACGACATCATTGAGATTGAGATTCCGCATTACGGAGACGTAATCACCCGCGTAGATATTACCGTTCAGTTGCCTTCCTGGTTCCCTCCTGAAGTCGTCGCTCTCAACAAAAATCCCAATCTATCGATTTACAATACCTGGCCGGCCCTGCCTAACAACATTCCTGTGCCAGCGGGAACGCCTATCGTCAGAGATTCTGCAACTGTCAATCCCCCTCTGGTCGGCTACGGCTACGTAGATGGTATCGGTGATATCTTTTTTAGTAAATGGGAGCTCTACGCCGATAACTACAAACTCTGCGAAGGCTTTCCTCTGGAATTCAACTCTTGGTATCCCGTGTCCCAGACCACCCAGAATAAGATTCCCGTTATTTTACAACGCGGTGCCTATAATCGGAACACGGTCTATGAAATAGTGACAAACGCGACTCCGCCCACCGTGATGTGTAGTATTCCCATACCTGGCTGCCAACGGGAGCACGATACAGGATTTCCTATTTGTGCACTGGGGAAACAGCGACTATATCTGAAGCTCTATATTCGTGACCTGAACGCGCTGGTGGAGAGCACGCAGTTCTACGATAGCAGCGGCTACGCCGTGTGCGATGTCTCAACCGGTCAGCCGATATTTGACCCCTGTCCCGCACCATGGAACGGCCGGGCACTGTATGCGTATGATATTTCCACAGATACTACAACATACGTGGGAAAAACTCTTTCTTACTGGGAAATTGATTTTCCTACGGTTGCCGCGCGCTATTCGGTGCTCCATCTGGACGATGCTGCACGGAAAGACCTCATGTCACGGCGTTTGGCACTGTTCTTTCAGAAACAGTATGTGGAGCCCATTATTTTCAGCTCAAAGAACTGGTTTGTCGGTGCCCAGATTTCGCGCACATTCGAAATCAAGGGTTTTTTTGAGTTTTTGGTGTTGCGTTTTCAGGCCCAATCGCGCCTTCAGGAAAATAAATACACGAATCTGTTGCCGCCGCAGGTCGTCAGCAATACACCCTACGAATGGTTTTCGGATTTGTCGCTGATTCTGAATGCACGGGAACGGATTCAGCCATGGGACCCACGAACTCTGCGTGTCTTGGCGAACAATGTGCAGTTACCCACCGATGTGTATGAGGCACAATACTATCTGATGTTTGGACAACTGTTTGACGGAGAGCCGGCGGGCAACCTGCTGCTGACACGGTCTCATAAGGTTCGCTTGAACTTTACGGTGGCGGCGGTTCCGAATGATCCGGCGGTGTCTAACAATCAGGTGAATCTCACGATGGTGGGATTGTCGTGGAACATTCTGGAAATCGTGCAGAGTATGGCCAGAGTGCGGTATCCGGATTAGCCTACTGTTGCAATAGGTCTTTCGAAGTGAGCGTCCGAAATTGGCCTTTTGCGGAGGGTTTTCTTTGACAGAAGAAAACCAGTCTTTCCATCTCCTCTTTGAGGAGCTCGTGCGGACAGCGTTCATTCCTCACATAACCACACCCACAATTGTTTTCCAACAGTAATACACGGACTTTGCCGTCTGGAACTATCCGTGCATCGTCAATGAATCCGGAACGATGGTCATATATCCAAATGTGCAGCAGCCACGGGTCGTAGAAGAAATCCAAGAAATGTTTCTCCTCTGCTTCTTTACACTTTCTCCCTGTATAAGTTTGCTGTAAGAAGAGACACTCCAGGTCTGGAAACGACCGACGAAGAAAATCTGCAAATTCTTTCCAACAGGATATACCACGGTCACAGTAGGCAAACACGATACATTTTACACCTGGATACACGATATCTGTTAGCCACGGAGTAACAGGAAATATGTGCTCTACAAATCGCTTCTCTTTATTGCTGTATGTCTCCCAGATTTCTTTTGGGGTTTGACAGGGTTTCATGTTGTTACAAGGGGTCTGCGAATACTTTAGGCAATCTCTGATTTTTAGAGATAATCCTGAACCATTAGAAGAGATATGGCGTATCCTCCGTTTCAGCATCTGCTGACAATTCTACAGAGTATCAGACCGCAGCCCCGCTACAACCAAAATAGAGATGCATCTGTCGTTACACATATAGGTGGATGGAAAGCTGGCGTGGCGACTCCGTTGCGACAAATGGCCGGCTCTGCAGACACCGGTATGGATAGAATTATGGGATTTAAGGCAGGCGTTTGTGTGGGGGTTTGCGGTAGCGGTAGCGGCAGTCGCTAATTCAGTGGTTGCATGGCCACGACCATATCCGTCGCACGGTCCGTTATGAACGGATACAGCGGTAGAAATACATAACCGTTACGATAATTTGGAAGCTCTTGCAGATCCTCCAAGATATTGCGCTGCCACTCCATCTTCTTGCCGAAGTAAGGATGCCGCACGACCGGTGCGACCATATCGTGTCCCCATGTACAGACAATATTGCCATCAACAATTAGCGTGCCAGGACGATCTTCGTTTTGCGGGACATCGCCGCGACGAAGAACGAAGTTGAAAACTTTATCCGTATTCACACGATGAATCGGACCCAGCCGTACAGGCAACTGCCATCCTGCCTGCCCATCCAATACAGGATGCCATCGAGTGATACCGCCCTCATAAAGTGCTGCATTCGCCGGACGCAGAGGACCCTCCAGACGCACTACAAACGCATAGTCGCACTCAATAGATATAACAGTCTCAATAACGTGGCCGGCATAATCAACGTCACCGGGCTGAATCTCATCACAGCGTTTTTCGGTTCCGTCGCTCATGCGAACACGGCTTGATGGTAGGAAACCGCCGCCTGTGTTGTCGTTCATCCTGGCTGCCACTGTGATGGGGTGTTGCATGCGTCAAGTTTTTGTGCCAAAATATACAGACACATGCAATAACATGTAAGATACAGACTCTACCAGACACCACGGTCGCCGCGGCGGCGGGATGACATCAGATTCGCATTAAACTCCTCATCCGTAAAACTCTGCCGGTGAATTGTGGCGGCTGCTGCTGTTGCTGCAGGTCCAGAGAAAATTGCGGCCATCTCATGCTTCTCCATGGCAGCAAAGTATGCATCATCCTTTGATATCTCGTGCGCATCCTCATCATAATCCTCATCCGGTCCATCGTAGTCATCATCGTAGCCATCATCGAACCGCCGCGTTATAATACTGGCCAACTGATGCCGCCGGGCATGAAGTGCGGCAACAGAGATGCCGTTGAATCGCGCCTCTTCTGCATCTTTCTCTCGGCGAATCTTCGCCAGCATCTCATCGGCCTCTGCACGGACCGCCATGTCAGCAACCGTCTTGGCAAAGCTGGGACGCTGGGGTGCGAAGCTGGCCTTCTCTTTGTTGCTGTTGCGAATCACGACCGATGCGTTCACGGGTCCGCAACCGAGTGCGGGAAAGTCCGACAGACTGCTGGTGTTTGGCTTTGGCTTCATGTTCGGCTTTGAACCAGCGCCACGGAAACCACCACGGGCCGCCGGCGGGACGTAGAAATTATTCTTTAGGGCACTCATACTTGTTCCTGTTGGGTTGAACAGGTCAAGCGGCCAGCGTCAACTTTTTGAAGGGGTATGACCGTTACAGTGCGGCAAGACCGATAGATAGTCTCCACATGCGAAGAGGCATCGGTTCGTCGCGAATCCACACCATCGGTGGCGGCTCAGGAGCGGTTTCCGCGCAACCGGCGCCGTGACTTTTCTGTTGGTCGGCCCGCGACCATTCATCCGGAATATCATCAGGAAACCAGTGCTGAAACGCCGCTTCATGTGCCTCGTCCGAAGGAAATTTCTCCGCACCAGTTTCGGCGTCAATATTCAGACCTGCTGCTGCAATCGCCTCACGCCAGAATCGCGTTCCTTCGTGTAAGAGCGGAACTGGATATCGCAACTCATCGATAGTGCTATAGCGATGGCTCATGCTTCCGCGCGTAGTGCCCTTATGCAGAGCCTCCTTGGGTATGTCCCGTCGTCGTGCAAAGCGGCGGCCTTGCTGGGCCGTCCAGATAGCCCAGTCGCGTTCATAGAGAATCGTTGCCGGTTCGTATGCCGTCAGTTTGGAACGTTTCGGTTGGAGTCTCTTAGGTTTGTCTTGGTCTTTGTCTTTATCTTGGTCTTCGTCTTCGGTAGGTTTCAGTTCGTCAGGCGCAATGAAGGAGAACAGCGCAGCCGCCTGAAATAGTATTTGGCTACGGGGCTCCGCAGTCGCCGCGGTCTTGAGCATCTGGAGAACGGGAACATGACTCAGCGGTGCGATGTGACGCAACCCCGTCCATATGGCATCAGGAGACATAAACGCTTGGGCCGCCTGGAGAAGCCACATGGCATCCTCTTCATGTTTTCGATGAACCGCGGTAAAGATATTCTGCAGCCACTGAATCGCTTCTTCAGAAGGAATTGAATCACCTACAGACTTGAGAAAAGCCGCGCCAGAGATTTTCACCAGAGGGGCGCGGGTGTCGCTTTCGGGACGGGAACCCTCCTGACGCAGAAGATTCGCCGCGTTTTGCTGTTTGGCATTTTGTATGGCATTCGCGACTCGCATGTAGAGAGTAATCCACGCCTTTGGATTTTCATTTGTTATCATGGGCAGTCTGACCAGTGTCGGGTCCCATCCACCACCGTAAAGCAACCAGGAATCAATGAGAATCCGATGGGCCTCCGCGTATTCTAAACTTAGGACCAGCTCACAGAGCCAGAAAAGACCGGGAAATCGCAGACGCAGGCATGTCTGCAGAGCAGAAACGACTTCGTCGAGTTCGTAGAGATTGCGGGTGAGGGGCATCCTACAGGCAGTAGACCCTGTGACACTGAGCCCGGCAAGTTTTTAGCCGACACGGCTGAATGCCACCTTACTTATGGGTGACCAGACTTTGACCCAGACTGAACCGTATCCATCTGCGGGACTGCCTCCCACGCCTTCAGTATGGCCTGATTGCTGCAGTTGCGATTCGCGGAAAAGTGCAACGTGGTTATTATACTGGTCAAGAACAGTCAGCTGCCGACCCATGTCTTTTAGCAAGAAAGGATTGAATGCAGTGTAATATGCAGAGACATTGAACAGTGCGGGATTAGAGCTCGAATCGACATACATATCGTTAATAAAATCTGCAGGAGCCATACCAGGCGGAAAAGTTATCGCATTCACAGTCGTGCTGCTCAGATTTCCTGGAGTATTTACAACTCCAGAAGTAGTAATGTATTTGACTTGTGTCGGTATCTGTGCGTAATGGCGCAAAACAGACATGCCTCTGTATCGTTCGGCAGAAATTTATTAGGCAACAAGGAGGCCAAGTTCAGCACACAGACGGTTGAAGCGGTGGGCGGCTCCTGCACCCGACCAATCGGATTTTGCGGCGGGCAAGCTGCCTACAGATGGTCGCCAACCACCGGCGGCGGTCGGCACCAATAGACGATTGGCGGTGGCCGCGGCGGCCAAGAGATCAATGACGCGCTGCGGAGAACATGTTGCCCCTGCCGGCGCTTTTACGGGCAGAAATCCCAGAGGAATACGGATGCTGTCCTCTTGATAGTGATAGCCGGTGGCGGTGGGAATTGCTTTTGTCGTATCTACATACGCGACAGTGGCAAAGGCGTGTCCGCTGTTTCTATCTTGCGCTACGTAGAGTTGCCATTCGGGAGGCGGTGATGCGTGTGGGAGCGACGGTAACTGGTAGGCAGGATTGCGGCGGCGCATGGCGGCTTTGAGTGCATCGAAATCGGCGGGGGTGAGCGGTGTTTGGGTGCCGGGAAGCGTAGGAACAGCGCCAGTGGATTGTTTGGCGGTAATGTAATCATTGAGACGGGTGGCCACGACACATTGCCGATTATGGAGACGAATAATATTCTGCAGTGTGGCGGCGTCAGCCTTGGCAAACGCGCGATGATTCGTGCAATTGGCGGCTAACCAGGTGTGGGGATCGGTGAGCGGTATGACACCGGCTATGCCTTGGGGTAGATTGAGGGGAGCGGAAGATTGCCGGCGGCGATTGCCTATTGGTCTCTGCAGTTGCTGCTGCAATGTCGGCACTGGTTGTTGTAATGGTGCAACGAGTTTCTTATAAATGCGACCGCCCATTTTGACGCAGCGACGCGTTCGTGGATTTCGCGTGCTTCCTGGTGGGCACGGCCATAATTGCTTAGGGGCTTTCGGTTGGTTCCGTGGTATTTCCTGTTGGTGCCGAGAAATCCGTCGGGTTACGGCTCTGTCTCTGCGTGGCCGCAAAAAATAAGGATTTCCCATTACCATTAACTGTTCTGGTAGCAAATCAACACCTCGTTGCACAATCTCTTGGCCGCGACGACCCGTTAAACGAACACATCTCAACGTTGCAGGATTCATGATTGTTCCTGGCGGACACGCCATTCCCTCTGATATGTTGCGATTTTTATCCCGACCTCAGGTCCATACAATCGGCGGTTGTCCGTGAGCCTGGAGTGCAGCATTGGCTTGGCTGAACGGCTTGGAACCGAAGAATCCCGTGTGTGCAGAAAGAGGACTCGGATGCGGTGCCTTGAGAACGGTATGGCGCTCCAGAATTGCCGCGATGGGTGCGGCCTCCAGCTTCTTTTGAGCATTCCGTCCCCATGCCACGATAACGACATGTGGTGCGGCCGTCAGAATCTTCAGCAGAATCTGCTGGGTTAGCTGTTCCCAACCAATTCCCTGATGACTCAGCGGCGCACCGATACTCACGGTCAGAACATCGTTCAGTAGAAGGACGCCTTGCTTGGCCCACACCGAAAGGTCACCAGAAGTTCCAGGCGGCAGCGGACCTACATCACTGGCTAGTTCCTTATAGATATTCGCCAGAGATGGTGGCAGCTTCCGTATAGATGCATTCACGCTGAAGGCCAGACCGTTAGCAATGGGACCCGTTTCGGTAATGGAATGGTAGGGGTCCTGTCCAAGCAGAATGACACGCACGGCGGAAGGGTCAGGACACAACCGAAGTGCCGCAAATACATCATCTGGATTCGGAGCAACGGAAGCCCTGGCGGCAACCACGGAGTGTAGCCTTTGTCCTGCGGCAGTGCCCATGTATGATGTCAGAAAATCGGACCAGAATGGAGAAAGTCCTTCTAGCGACCAGGGACTTGCCTTTGTTTCTACCGTTGGCTCTGGCTCTTCTTCTGCCTCTGCCTCTGCAATCGGGTCTTCGGATGTCGTGGGTGAGACCGGTGGCTGCGGTGGCGGTGGAACAGGTCCAGGTGCAGGTCCAGTCAGTTTCTCATAGAATGCAATCACGCGCGGATGACACCGCACCTTGCGCGGGTCCAACTTCCATATATAGAGACCCGTGAGACTCCGCACACGACTCAGTGCAACATACGCCTGTCCAAACTCAAATGTCGCGCTGCCGATATCGATGAGAGCAGAATCCAGCGATGTGCCCTGACTCTTGTGAATCGTGCAGGCATACGCCACCCGCAGCGGAATCTGGCTACGCCCAATGCCATCATAGTCGCTAAGCCACCACATTTCACGGTCTATGATGACAGGTTCATCTAGACCCTGGAATTTTACGATGGGAAGACCACCCAGCGAATATCCCGTGACGACACCACGGGAACCATTTACCAGTCCGCGCTCTTGGTCTTTATTGACCAGCAGCATGACCTGCGCGCCTACCTTTATCTCCAGACGGGCTTCGTAGGGTGCATCGGTATCCAGACGCTCAAGTGCCGCGGCTACAGAGGGGTCCTCTGCACTTACAGGAAAGACTCCCACCTTTGCTTCCGTGATAGTCTGTGCATCATACACATGACTATCTGCCGGCAATGCGTCGAGATTCTTACGGTTGATAGTATTTACTTCCGTATTCCGACTGAAGAGAAGCGTGGGACGGATTTCATTGTCTTGCCATGGCAGACCCATGCGGTCTTCCAACCGTTTGATACTCTCAGGAGTTAGCGCACCCAGACGCGCCTCATTCAACAGCCGTTGGAACACCGGGTCGGTCTGACGCTGAATCTGGGTGAGCAGATGTGTCTCCTGAACTAGAGTGTTCCAGATAGGCGCCTCAAAGGCAAACGCCGCATCCGTGCCTTTCTGAACGGGAGGTAGCTGACAGAAATCACCCGCCAGAACCACCTGGAGACCACCGAACGGCACGTCGGGCCTCTTACGGATAAATCGGGCAATATGGTCGAGCTTTTCCAGAAGGTCGGGCGTCATCATGCTGATTTCGTCGATGATGAGGAGCTGTGTATCTAGCCACTTGCGGGCGGCGCGACGATTGCGTTTGACTTTGTCGGCCAGCTCTTGAGGCGTGTCCTTGCCGAGACCAATGCCGGCCCAGGAATGGATAGTGCGGGCTTTGGCGCCACGAAGGCCGGTGCTAAGAAGCAGCGCGGCGCAACCGGTAAGAGCCGTCACTGCAACGCGCAATCCGGTATCGATGGCCCAGGAAACGATGGCGTGAATGGTGTGGGATTTTCCCGTGCCACCGGGTCCTGTCAAGAATATAGAGCGGCCGTGTTTGACAGCATTGAGAGCGGCGGTCTGTTCGGAATTAAGAGGCATCCTGTGCTTGTGTTTGGGGGGCTATAAATGGGTGCCGTCACTTTTACATTGATGCGCTGCTCCTGCACCTGCTCCTGCACCCTAAGTCATACTTCAGTAAAGGTGACGCCTTTTAACGCAGGGGGTGGGTCAGGCTCAGGATGAACAATTTCCACCCGGATAAGTATCGGATGGCAGCAGCGGAAGCAACGGAGAGTGCGACAAATCCGATGGAAACCGCGGCACTTCGTGACGTAGCCGTCGCAAAGCGGCGAAAGAGGGAGGCAGAGGAGCCCCTTCTGAAGGAAAATCCTCATCGCCACGTCATATTTCCCATACAGTATCCCGACCTATGGAAAATGTATAAGGACCACATCTCCGTTTTCTGGCGGCCTGAGGAGGTGGATTTGTCCAAGGACCTCAAGGACTGGAGCAAGCTCACAACCAACGAACAGCACTTTGTAAAGCGGGTGTTGGGATTCTTTGCCGGCTCCGACGGAATCGTCATGGAGAATCTGTCGCAGCGGTTCAGCAATGAGGTTCAGATACCAGAGGCGCGTTTCTTCTACGGCGTGCAGATGATGATGGAGACTGTCCATTCTGAGACATATTCGCTGCTCATCGACACCTACATTGAGGACCGGACGGAGAAGACAGAGATTCTCCGGTCTATTCAGACGATTCCGTGTATCCAGAAGAAGGCCGCGTGGGCTCAATCATGGATTTCATCTGAAGAGGCGGATTTCGCCACGCGTCTGATGGCGTTTGCGGCCGTGGAGGGTATCTTCTTCAGTGGTGCATTCTGTGCTATCTTCTGGCTCAAACAGCGCGGAGTTATGCCGGGTCTGACCGCTTCGAATGAGTTCATCGCGCGTGATGAGGGGCTCCACACGGACTTCGCGTGTATGATGTATTCGAAGTGCAAACACAAGCTGCCCAAGACGAAGGCCCACAAGCTCATTAAGGAGGCCGTCAAGATTGAGAAGGAGTTTATCACGGAGGCGCTTCCGTGCTCCCTCATTGGAATGAACGCGGCGCGCATGGGAGAGTATATTGAGTACGTTGCGGACCGGCTGCTGGTGTCACTGGGCTACGGGCGGCTCTGGGAGACGGCGAACCCGTTTCCATGGATGGAGCGGATTTCACTTGAGGGAAAGGACAACTTCTTTGAGAAGCGCGTGACGAATTACGCTCTGGCGGGAGTGGGTACGGATGCGACCAAAAATCAGTTTGCGCTTACGGAGGACTTCTAACTCCCCGTAGGGGAGTTAATAGCCAAGGCAGCTGCAGGCAGCTGCGGAGGACTTCTGATACCATCGGAGACGGGATTGTTAGCCGGTCCTGTCTTTAAGAAATTGCACACCAAGAGCAATGGCTGCCCCAACCGCAATACACAAGATAAATAGCACACTAAACTCCAAACGACATGTCTGTTTCTTTTGCATTATTTCTAGGGCACGAATGAGACGCTCTTGGTCGCTCGTAGGTCGGAACAGCCGGATAAATTCAAACTGCAGTTGGAGGTCGTGAACTGACGGAAAAGGCTCCAATCCCGTTGGTGGCATATGTATAAACGACTTGGTTTCCCGCCATCGAATTAGATCTTGGAATACACGCATGGCCTCTATCCGCGCGTCATATCCGTTGGCCCCCAACGCAGCCAGCTTCAGATGATTCAGAGAAGTTGTATTCCATACCTCAAAGTTTTGCGGAAGCCGGAGCTCCCTCACTAGGACATCGTCGTGGAATCCGTTATGGCATAGTAGGCACATCTTGATTGTGACGGCCTGGGGTTAGCAGGGTGTCAATTTTAGCGGCCGAAAAACTTGACGGTGACTGGCTCTGCGCCGGTTGTTCCCACAGGAAAATGATGACAAATATCTATGTTCTTCGTTTGGAAGAAGGTAAATACTACATTGGCAAGAGCAATGATGTTCTGAATAGATATCAGCAGCACATCAACGGAGACGGCTCTGCTTGGACAAGAAAATACAGGCCATTGGCTCTTGAAAAAACAATAGAACATGTATCACCGTTTGAGGAAGATAAAATTACAAAAGAATATATGTCTATATATGGGGTTGACAACGTTCGCGGTGGCGCTTATGTTGAGATAGAGATGAATGATGCTCAAAAAAAGTTACTCTATAAAGAAATTTGGGCGGCAAAAGATCTTTGTACCCAATGTGGACAGTCAGGGCATTTCGCAGAGGATTGTTCTTCAAAAACAGCTATATTGGGACCTACACTAGAATATGACGATGAGGATAGTGAGGATGATGACAGTGAGGATGATGACAGTGAGGATGAGGACGATGACTATGTCAGAAGTTACAGCTCATCGTTCCATTCATCCACCACCCGTGGAGCATGTTACCGGTGTGGTCGTCTAGGACATTATGCTTCAGATTGTTATGCAAGGAAACATATCAACGGCTAAGATTCCTTGACACGTTGTCTCATTAGTTAAATCTGTGCATATATCTTTTGCCATGACCACCCCAAAAAAACTTGACGGTGTTGATGGCCGCACCGGCTGTTCTCACAGGATAATGACGGATTGCTCTGTTTGCCTAGGTGAGACTACGAAAGAGACAGGAAAGACTATTCTCAGCTGCGGACATGTATTCCATTTGAAGTGCATCGTGACCTGGCTGCAACGGGAGGAAGGTCCTGGAACATGCCCATGCTGCAGAGCGGCTCCCACAGAGCACGAACAGCTTCCTATGTCTGATGCATCGGATGCTTCCGATGCAGAATCTCTGGCAGATTCTTCCATTGACGATGAGGTAGACGGCGTAACGCTTCTGATGGAAGCCGCAATCGTGGGCAACATAACCACAATTCGCGAACTGCTGGCCGCCGGTTGCGACATTCATGCACGCGACAGCGACGGCGAAACGGCATTGTTCTATGCGTCAATATTTGATCGGACCGAAGTAATCAGGATTCTTCTGGATGCCGGCGCCGATATCAATGCAAAGAATAACCACGGTGCCAATGCACTGATTCGTGCGGCCGAAGAGCTGTCTGAGGATGCAATGGATACCCTGGTGCAATGTGGTGCAGATGTATCTGTTGTTGATAATAATAGACATACCGCCCTTACACATGCTACATCGCACCGAACGCTCCGCGGGCTACGAATGCTAGTTGAGGCACTGCGCTCTGTGCCTGCAGCTACAGGGGCGACTCTTCGTGGTCAGGCGTTTCTGGCAGCGTGCGAAAATAAAAATATGGATGCTATTGAATTTCTTCTGGGAGATGCGAACGTGCCAATAGACTATTGCGATGCCGATGGCTTAACCGGACTCATGCGATTGCTGGCGCAGGGCTCTTCTGCCGATTGGATATCTATGCGTCTCTTGGAACGAGGCGCCAGAGTTGATTTGTTCTGTCTCTGTCTCTGTCTGACAGGGGCATCCGTCGGCGACCGCAAGGAATTCATGGAATTGCTACTGGAGAAGGCCGCTCCGTGGCAGCGCGGAGGTGACGGTGTGTGGCGTCGGTCAATACAGATGTGGTCTTCACAAGACAAAGGAAATGAGTTGCCTTCTGTGATTGGACAGCGGATGGCTACCGATATCCAAAAAACATGGCGTAGATTTAACACGCAGCGTTCTGTTGAAGCTGCCCGTAGTCTTCTTTCGTTACGAATTCCTTCGGATGAGTAGGTAATGGCACAGTATCCCGCAACTATACCGTGTAAGGGCGACATCATTTCGGCTCAAGAAAAAAATACACTGCTCCCCAGAGAAGTTCAAGCCATATCTATAGCAGCGACGGCGGTCGGGCAGGCGGCCACTACGCTGGCACCGGTCTATACGCACCTGAATGGACAGACTTTTTTGTTGCCGCGGCCGGCGCAGTCTCATGTCTTTCCGGATTGTGCGACTCTGTTGGCATACAAGGCCGGTCAGGCGATTGCGGCAAACTACCAAAATAATCCGATTTCTCTAGATATTCCTGCCATTGCCCAGATTCGAGCGCTATGCGGCACTCCGTATCAATAGTGGGGCTTTTAGACGTAGTCGCCATAAATCTACGACGCTGCGATGCGTTTTGAGCACATCAGGAAACAATTGAATCAGTTTTTCTAGAAGCGCACGGCGATGTTCAAGAAGTATCTGTTGCAGCTCGGGCATCCTGTGTTGCTGGTGACTGCAGCCGCTGCAGCGGTCCCTTGGCAACTTTTCATACCGCGGTCTCTGTAGCCGCCTTCTTGGCGTTAAGAACTTCCCGCCAATTCTCATCCAGTTTGATTTGCGGAAGCGCCTTTATATCTTTCCAGATGATCTGACCAATCGGAGTAGGATTTTTCAGATCATATGTAAAAGCACGCCCTGTCTTGGGCTCTACCAGATATACAATGCCGCCACAGTTCAGTTTGTAGAGGTCCATTCTTGCTGAGGGGGTGCGGTGGTGAAGCCGCGGGTTGTCACTTTTGCTAGAGCCGTTTGATAATGCTGGGGTTGATATATACTACTATTCCCACGAACACCAGTAATCCACAGTAATACATGAATTTCTGTTTATTCGTCCAGTCGTGTGTGAGAAGGTCCGACAAACCCCATACGGCAATCCACCAGAGTATTGCTAGCAAGGCAAACGCTATTTGCATCCTACTTAGGATAAAGTAAAAAGTTGACCGGTATGCTTGCCTACTCTGTAACGGTAGGAAACAATGACATCCTGTGCGTTGTGCTGGCAGAAGCTGCGTGTTCAGATGATACATGATGACAAACCGTGCGTGACGCGCGAATCGCTGTGGTGCTCTCAATGTTCGTGTTTCGGTCATGAAGCGTCTGAGTGCGATGAAGCTAGCCATGTTGAGCGCCCCCGCACTCTTGAGGAGCTCATTCCCTTTGATGTTCGGGAACGGTGGGGCATTACGACTTCGACTCCCATCGTGTATCATACACCGGTGCGCCGGCCACAGACTCTTGAGGAAAAGGAACGCGAAATCGCAGAATCAAATACTGTTGTAATCTACTATCCCAAAGCGCAGTTGGATAGATGCCTCCGTGAATACATGAAAAAAAACAAGATTGATACGACCCATAGCAAAGAGGGCAACATCAAGGTGCTCCGTCAGTGGCTAACAGATAACGGAAAAAAACTGCGCCTTGAACAGGAGAAATGACGCGCGACATTTGGGAAGAAACAGCACCGAACGCCGGTAGTCCTCCGTTTGTAGGAGCAACGGGTGGTGCAACGGACCCGCGGGATGGCCCAGTGTATTTTGCCGGCGGTTACCGACTTTCTGCGGATGATTTGGCGGAAGAACTAGCAGCGGTAGATAGTGGTAAGACTGAGTTGGGAATGTTCAGTGGTGGAGCTCGTCGTAAAGTTCGGAGGTCTCATAGAACGCGCCTCACGAAGAAGCAGAGACATCAGAAGAAGCGACAGCAAACTCGACGGCGGCCAAGTCGTCGGTAATGGGCTCTGGCGTAAACTCTGGCGTAAACTCTGTGGCAAGCATCAAGGCCCGCTTCTTGTGTGTTTTACAGTAGTCGCCGCCATCCAGTTTAGAATTCTTGCACTGTGTATTATCCTGTAACTTCCAATGGCAACGATGCGCCTCATCTGCAGCACCCGGTTTGCGCCCACGGCATTCCTTTTTGACAGTTGTTACGGAAGTCGTCGTCTCAATATTTACCTGCATATCCAAATAATCCCGAATAAATTCATAACTCGTGAGAGCAAGCGCAGCTTCAATATGGAATAGAGCAATCTCCTCCGATTCCATCTCTTAATTATTGTAATTATATAGTTTAGACCCTAAAAATCCTGCAATAACCATCAGCGAACCAATAATAATCGTTCCGGTATAGCTGCTACCAGATTGTTCATGCTCTGTTCCTGAAACATAGAAGGACTCCGTTTTCAATAATCCAAGAGACGGCGGATTCGGAACCGGGGTAGTTGGCACCGGGTCGCTATAATCCGACGGTAATTCCGGATTATAGATTCGGTGTTGTGTTATCCGCTGTCTCTGTTCTGACTGGCCTTTCCACCAACGGCTATCCATCTGCGGTTCGCACTTAAAATAAGTTGCCATTCTCTCGGTAGGATGTCCAAACAGGCGTCACAGCAGGCCGATGCCACGCTTCGCAAGAAACTAGAATCATTCAAGCCCGAAGACCCCGCAGAGGCCGCCGCAATGGATGCCGATATCCGAACACGAAAACCGTCACAGGATGCACGGGCGATGATTGATGCTGTGAAGGCCTCTCCCGACCCTAAGAATGATACGGCGCTAGCTCACTGGAAGGATCGCTTTCCGAAGCTATTTGCGATGGTGTGCGACCCAAGACACTCAGAGGTACTGCTGAACGCCATGCTGCGCCAGCTGGAGGCAGTTGAGGCGGGGGCGCGGTCGACCCATGATGCGTCGGTCGTGGTCGGGACTGTTCTGGTGAATGAGTACGTGCGACCGAAGCTGGGAATGGAACCAACGCCTCTTCCAGATTCGACGCTGTAACGGCGGCATCAGACATATCGGCATAGATAGTGTTTTCCGGTATTCCGTAGGTGCGGCACCAGATGCGACTGGATTCTATGTTACGCAATAAAAGACTTTTGATTCGTTCGCGGCTCGGCGCCCGAATCAAACTGAGCGTTTCCTGGATTGCCTGGAGTTGCACCTTTTCCAGCTTGAGCTGAAATGCCAGTATCGATTTCAGCCACATACCATCCGGTGTCTCCCACGGCGGCTCCGCAAATAACTGCACCCAACCGTTTGGCGCTTCTGTGGTCGCCATCGTCAGTAGCAGTTGGGTGACCCACGCCGGCGCACCACGAAATGCACGACCCACCCAGTAGCGTTCCGAATTGGCGGGGCGGCTTGTGTGGGGTTTCACGAGTGCGGTGTTTTTGAAACAGGATGACAACACCCATAACAGCTCCAGCGTTGCCCGCGTGCTGGTATCAAACACCTTCATAATCAGCATACTGGTGTCGGAAATAGCCAACGTATTGAGACCCGCCAGCGCCTCCGCGGCCAGAAGACGTTGCACAGTGTTTTCCTGACCATTGAAATCGGCGCTGAAGTCGAATCCGCCGTCCGCGGTATAGATATCTACGGGCCCGCCCGCAGTGGCGGTTTGGGCAAAGGCTGTCTGGTTTGCCGCATGATACAGATTTCCAGTATTGTCGGCACCGTAGCTGATAGTGAGTTCGGGGTGGGCCTGCAGAAACGCCGACGATTTACGCCAACCTGGAATGGTGCGCTCTGTTGAGCGCAGCGTCATCGCGGTCATCGGCGTGTGATGTCCTGTGCGATACTGGATTGCTTCGAGAAATCCACCGGGACCTTCCGCCGTATGTGCAGTGCGAATCGCAGCGGATGTGGTCATATTCAGTGTTTCCCACAGTTCAATCATCTTAAAGAATGAACGGGACAGAGGTTGAATAGCGCTGATAGACCGATTCATCCGGCGCTGCAAAGACAAAAATATGTACTCGTAGCTGTTGGTGATTTTTTTCGCGTCGTCCCACTGACCCGCGGGAGCGATACGGTCGATTTCGTTTTTCGCTTCCAGAACCGCATCGTGCAGCGATGTCACCGCGATTGGAGCACCATGTCCTATAAGGAGTTGCTGCGTAGGACTTGATGTAATTGCATCTACAGGAGGTAACCAGTAGGGTCGATTGTCCATAATTTAGTAGCGGGTCGATGGCCTTAGGTTGATGGCGTCTTCGTTTATCTACTCTTTTTTAAAAACAATGCCTATAAAGTATTTTGTTGTTTGGAAGTGTATAATTTACTTGAAGAAAATGATGTTAAAATATAACTACTGATGCCAATTCATAGAGTAGCTCTAAAATATTTTCTAATCCATATGTATAAGCATGTCTACTGTATCTAATGTCCCGGCATACTTCCCCCTAAATCTCTCAGCAACATTGAACACTAACTCTGTAGATCTAACGTGGGCGCCATCTGTTCCAACTGATGAACTTGCTGCTAGCCTTTCAGTATATCAGGTTATGCAGTTTCAAGATAACCAGTATAGACCTATATACAAAATAGCAGCTGTAGCAGATAAAAATGCTACATATTCGTATACTGTTACAACGGATGCTTTCGGGAATGCGATAAACAACACGAAATTTTACACATTTTTTGTAATTCCAAAAAATAAGTCAGGGTATGCTGGACTAGGAGATTCTGTTCGGGTCAGTCCTGCATCGAAACCGACCACACCAGTTCTAAGTGGCACGTATGCTGCAGATGGAACTCTTTCACTTTCTTGGACTCCTTCCAGTGTGTCGAGTGGCACTATCAAATATCATGTATACAGCGTTAGTAATTATTATAGTCATGTATTATATAAAGCCAACTTATCAACAGCTGGAGAATTAACAAACGCTATAGCAGGACAGGTCAGCACAACATATAATGGCGGTAATCTTAATTTTGCCACCACAGTATCGTCTCTATCTCCACTTATGTTTTTTGTTGTAAGAGCAAAAGTTGGTTCAACCTTTAGCGATTATTCGAATATACTTACCCTTGCACCGCCGTGCACGTTGTCGGTTGCTTCCGAATTGCAAAATAATTTATCTACAATGACAAACTCTGAGACTGCCGCAACCCTGCAATACAATTATGCCCTAATATTTGCACAAAGTTTAATAACAAGTAGTATAGCAGTCGCTGATCTGGTCAACCTTCTTGCTGCAGATAATGTAAATGGGATGCTATCAATATTACTGACTGTAAATAGTCTAAAACAAAGTGGACACACAGATATTGCCACCAATGTAGTAACATCACTTGCTAGCAAATCAGTAGGACCCCAAGTTCTTAATTCGGCACAAATAGCAATGCTGTATTCGACTGTACCATATCTGAAATCACCTGATTTGCCCACAGACGTAAAGATAAATCCTCCTCCCACTGGTAATATTGTATTAGGAGCAACGACCGGTATCGTTATACATATGTTGGTTCCTAATGTAGCTTATTACACGGAATATACTGCCAAATCTGGAGATGTAGTATCAAACATTCTAATGTATTTAGGAAATGATCAAATATTAGTTGACAGTGTTCCATATTCGGTTGGTGATAATATACCTCTGGCACAAGATATATATTTTCCATTCTACGCTGCTGGCACAGCACATATTCCCAGTATTACAGACTTGACTGTGGCACCAACCACTACCACCTCGACGGCACCTAGTATCACAGTAGATCTGAGAAACTACGTTCAAGATATAACTTTAGAATATAACGGTAACGTTCAGTTACTACCGACACAATACGGTTCGGTTGATGTAACATGGATATATTCCCAAACTGGTTTACCACTTCTCGGTGAAAAGGATGTGGGTGTATACAACGTTACTGCGATGCCACCGGAGAACGCTAGTCTTGAATCATACGCTAGTGCTATAACGCTGACAATCACGCCTGCACCGCTGACTATCAATGGTGTAACTGCTTTAGACAAAGTATATGATGGCAACGATAACGCTGTTCTCAGTGGCGGTTCTCTGATGGGTGTTTTTGGCTCTGATAGTGTTGGTATTGTGGCTGGAACAGGCAGCTTCTCTCAGTCTAATGTTGGCTCTGGACTCACTGTAACCGCTAGTGGTTTCTCCATTGACGGCGCTGACTCTGGCAATTACCGTCTGGTCGCTCAGCCGACGGTTTTAAACGCCTCGATTACATCCCCGCCCCAACCAACCACTACCACTTCGACGGCACCAACCACTACCACATCGACGGCACCAACCACTACCACTTCGACGGCACCAACCACTACCACTTCGACGGCACCAACCACTACCACCTCGACGGCACCAACCACTACCACCTCGACGGCACCAACCACTACCACTTCGACGGCACCTTCTGCGAATAATATTCCATGCTTTGTTGCCGGTACTCGTATCTGCACACCGTCTGGTGAGAAAGCAGTTGAGACACTCCGCACAGGTGATATCGTGACAACATCTGACGGGCGTTCAGTCTCTATCAAGGCGTACAGCACAACTGTTGCTAACGCTACCGAAGTAACTGCGCCCTACGTAGTCGCGGCCCACAGCTTTGGGCGTAATGCACCACCGGCGGACCTCCATCTTTCTCCCCTTCATGCATTCCAGATTAAGAAGGGTGTATGGATGAATCCGCGGTATGCTGATAAGGCAACCGTTCAGCAGTATGGTGTCGGTGAATGCATTACTTACTATCACATTGAGTGCCCCAACTATTTCCGTGATAATCTCGTGGCAAATGGTTGTGTCGTAGAAAGTTTCGCTGGAAAGCAGACACAGGGTGCTAAGAATATATTCACCTACAATAAAACTCTTGGTGGATTCACACGCGTTGCGGGAATACGCCGCGTGGCGCACAAAAACATGTAAGTTGACTAAATATACGATACTTTCCATTTACAACAAAAGATTTGATTAATCCTTCGTTGTAGATATCGTGCCAAGTTTATCTATAAGCAAGCAAACGATAACGTAGATGGTCGGCTATTCGTATTGTGGATTACTCATCCACAAGCGTAATTTCCGTTTGCACAAGCAAACGATAACGTAGTTGGTCGGCTATTCGTCGACCAACGTAATTTCCAGCTCTGGCAGTTCATCAGGTGCCGCATCTGATGATGACGCCGGCAGTGCCGCAGGGATGCGCAAATCAACCTGTCGGCAGCCCGGTGCCTCACGTGCCTCCAGCAGAGCATCCACTTCCTCCTGCGCTAGGCGCGGTGCCCTCTCAATCTTCTTCCGCGGCGGCGGCGCTTCTGTTATGAACTTCTGTAGCGCGGCCTCATCCAACAGCACCTGCGTGAAGGTCGTACCACCGCGAATCGGCTGACCCGTCATGATGTTTGCAGCAACCCCCGTCACTGGGTCCACCTCTCCAAACATGGCCGCCCGCCGCATGATGTGCTCTGTCTGCTCAAACGACGCCTTGGCCAACGGACCGATACGCGCCTTGCGATTCACACCGATACGGTCCGCCGACATCATGCGGCCACGGCTGGTCATCGAATCGACCAGGATATTGACGTGACGATAGTTCACCGGTGCCTGTTGCTCAAACAGACTGAAGATTTCACGGAACAGCACCGCACGGGCGGCTTCGATACCCAGATTGTCGTAGATATCGTGGATGTGGTTACTCAGCAGTCGCAGGCCATCTACATCGGGGTGAATCATGACATCCAGGAAGTTTGTGCCCAGCGTATCTAGCACAAACTGCGGCACCACGTCATACTTGCCATCCGCATCGGGGTTACGGGCATACTGTTCATCGTCACCGGCCAGTTTGCGGAAACTGACGGATTTGAGGCCCGGCAGACCACGCACCAGGGTGCCGGTGAGTATCCTGTTCTGCAGCGCCTTAATCTGGGAAAGGTCGTTCAGTCCAAGTGATTCGCCAGAGAGACGAATACGGAGAATCATCTGGGTCGCGTTGTGGTCGGTGTAGGCCAGCGTGATATCGGGGTTTCCTGCTCTGAGAACATAGTTAATGTCCTCCATCGTGATGTTCTTGTTAAACATCTTCTCACGGTTGAGCTCCATACGGATAACCCACGGATTCTTCTCATCTGTCTCTTCAGCATCGGCAGCAGCACCGCCTCCATCCTGTTCAAACTCGTTGAAGAAGTTGAGCCAATCCTGGTCCGCCGTAATCAGCGACGGTGAGGAAGGAGGGTCGTAGTAGATACGGGTCGTGGTGACGAGGTCCTTGAGCATGGTGAATTCCAGCTCCTGCGCAAGACGGCGGGCCTCCTCTTTCGAGTTACGGATGTCAGGCCGCAGGAAGATAGTCAGCGATGTGGCCTTCGGGTTCTGGGTCACCTTGAGCAGCTCCTTCAGCCGCGGCACACCTCGTGTCATGCCCGACTTGGCTGCTACACCTGATAAATGGAAGGTGTTGAGTGTATTATGGACATACACGGAGTCATCCACCATGAACGTATCGTTGCCTGGAACGGTGAAATCATAGACCAACTCCTGTGGGTCATCCAGATACTCCAATGCAACGATTTCGTCCCAGAATACATTGGCCGCCAGAGCCGATTCCAGTGTGGCCATGTGCTTGGCGACTAGCGCTTTGGCTTTGGATTCGGATTCTTCTGCTGCTGTCGCGGCCTCCGCCTTGAATGCTGCCACATACTTGGCCAGCGTCCGCCGACCCACCGTTAGGTCGCTGTTCCGCTCAAAGCGTCCGTAGGTACGGCTGTAGCCCGGCATCTTGAGTGCCTTGGCCGTCTCCGCAATAGCCTGATTGAGGGCCGGAATCTGGTCAATATCCTCACGATAAGACGACACATCCACACGGTCGTTGTAGGCCACGATTTCGGTCAGAGCGGCGGCCTTCTCAGGCAGCTGGAAACCGATTTCGCGCTGGAAATCCGCGGCACGGCTGCGCGGTAGATTGAGAACCCACATAACCCGGTCGGGCATGCGCACGGATTTCTCCTGGTTTATACAACCGAAGATGCCGCATACCGGCAGAAGACGGGCAATGTCCCGAATCAGCCCCTCTGAACGGCTGCCCACGCGAATCTGCTGACGCTCTGCGTTAACGTTGCCGTCGCCATCAAAGTAGCCCGACAGAAGTCCCGCGATAAACTCCTTATTCGCCGCGTAGATAGGAGCGGCCAGTTGCTTGTCAAAGGAGCCGGTACTGCAGAGAGCTTTGAGTGTCGTCTTTAGCTCGACAGAATGAATGATTGTATTCTTGGACGGACCATGCGCTCCCTTGTAGTGCCGAACGCTGATTGGCCATTGGTGGATAACAGCCAGAGCACGGACCCGCTCTTCCACAACCGGATGGGCCTTACAGATAACGACCGTGTTACCGCTGAAGGAACCGTCGGCCAGATAGATGCCGCACAGCCAACCGAACGCACGGTTCAGTGCAAAGCCTCCATACGACGTGATGGCGTTGGGTGCTTCGGGCTGGCGGTTACCCACGGGCACGCGCATACCGACCCGCAGGTCACTTCCCTTGATTTCGGCTATTCCAGCGGCGGTGCGCTGTAGGAAGGAATGACTGAGGGTGGCCGTTGTGCTGCGACCCGTGCGGGTCTTGATACGGACCATGCCACCATTCGCTGGATGCCGGCTCAGCTGGGAAATCGGCTTCCATGATGTCTTTTCGTCGGTGCTGACTCCCAGAATGGCCCATTCTGCGGGCAGGTCCAGAAGTGTGCTTCCATCTCCAATATTCAACACCGCCTTCGGATTCGTGGCATACTGTTCGTCGATGAACTGACCGATTGTCCCTTTGAACATTTTGGTGGAATCTTTCAAGTTCTGTATCACGACTGTGGTGTTCGATTGGCAGGACATCTGCGTAGTCGTTTCTCCCAGACTCTGTGCGGCTATGATTCCTGACATCTCACCAGGCACCACCCAGGACCGCATGTGTTTGATAACAATCTGCTCTGCGAGCCAGTCAAAGGCTGCACGGGTGAAACCCAGCGCCTTCAGGTCGCGTGGATTCAGATGGTGTCGCAGCAGCATACCCCACAGACGATTCTCTGCCCGTGTCTGCTTCAGAATACGGTCAATTGTATCCAGCACATGGGCACCAGACACCGGCGTAAAACCGGGACTTGCCGGGTCCAGCTTCAGCTGCTCCACTGCGTTGGCAATGAGACGTGGCAGATGCACCGCCGACTGGACCGTGCGACCGACCTTGCCGTAGAAGACATTGCGCACCAGAATGTCACGGTCCTCCATCACGGTGGTGATATGGGCCTGGCTGCGGTCGGCGGCGACATCCTCTACAGAGAATCGGTTACGGATTTCGGTGTCCGTCATCTCCGCCAGAGAAATCGGCTGATTCTCAATCTTGGTGGCGGAAGTGCCGTCGTCGCCGTATGTGAATTGCACCACCATGTTGCCGGCATCACGAACAGAGCCGTCGTGCCACGTTAGCAGGTCCTCCATTGTCTTCACAAGCTGACGCTGCATGTATCCGGAATCGGCAGTTTTTACAGCTGTATCAATCAGACCCTCACGGCCCGTCATCGCGTGGAAGAAGAACTCTGCCGGCGACAGTCCCTTCACGAAGGAAGACTCGATGAATCCGCGGGCGGCGGCACCGTCGTCGTAGCGCTTGAAATGCGGCAGCGTGCGGTCCTGAAAGCCGTAGGCAATACGCTTGCCCTCAATGGACTGCTGCCCCAGAAGTGCAATCATCTGGGCGATGTTGAGGTCAGAGCCCTTGGATCCGCACTTGACCATGTTCACCATGCGGTTCGTCGCGGCCAGAGACTTGAGACCCGTCTTGCCCGCAGCCTCAATCGCCTTGTTCAGCGTCTGGAATACGCGGCTCTCAAACTCCTCCTGGTTCGTGCGACCCGTAGGATTGTCAAAGAGACCCATGTGCACCTGGAGCTGGAGCGACTCCAGGCGCTTCTTGAGAGTTTCGGATTCCTCATCAATCTTCGCCAGCGTGTCGGCATCCGCAATAATATCGGACATGCCCACGGAGAAGCCCGAATTCTGCAGATACGTCGCGACCACCGCCTGAAGCGAATCCAGGAAATCTACCGTCATCTCGGGGCTGAAGTCGTTATAGAGAATATGCATCAGAGCCTTGTCGAATATATCGCCGTCCAGAATACCATTGAGAATCTGCCCGTTCGCAATCTGTACATAGTTCGGGTCCGACTTACCTTTTGTCTTGTCCCACATCTTGTTGCCCATGCTGATATAGACCGACGGCAGCAGACAGCTGACGACCTGCTGACCTGACCAGAGAGGGACCGGGTCGGTCTTGGCCGGCGGCGGCATACGGCCATCCCAGCGTTTGCTGTGAATCATCAGATTCATGAATTCGCGACGATTAAAGAATTCGGTCGGGCGCGTGAGGCGATTGACACCCACCAGAGTGTCCTGCACCACACTGACCAGTGGCTTACTCAACTTGGGTGAGATCATTTGTTTGCCGACCGCGGCAATTTCCCGCAACTCCGTGGCGGCTTCCACGGATTGTGGGGCGTGTAGGTTCATCTCATCTCCATCAAACCGTGACGTGTTTACGTCACAAACCTGAATTTTCATTCAGGAGTAGACTTTACCTTAAGCTCTATATCCAGGGGATACAGGAACCGACCGCCGTCAAGTCGTTGCACCTTCAAGTCGCTGGAACGCGACAAGCTTGGCTCAGGATTGCCCATTTCTCAGTAAGCCCCAGCGGCTCACTTCGTATCAATCAGAGTTGTTACCATTGTGCGATGGAAGCACAAGTCCAGCGGTCTTTCTCCGCTAGTTTGGTATCTGATGGCTTTAGGGGTTTCCCTGAATTTGACGGTCTTGCTAAGGATTTCACTCAAAGGAACCGCAGAGATGAAATCCGAAACTAGATGGTTATATCGCTGATGTCTGGATGAGTAACAGACACCATGCGGAAGTGATTACACTGTTTTCCCGACCAAGTTTTCACTTCAACTTGGAAGGCAGCCACCTGTTGCTGACTTTGATACATCGTTGATTAGAAGCGCCATTGGATGTTTTTCAAGTAGGGCATGGGCAAACTGCAGCGCCTTCGCTGTCGCCTGCTCAAATGTGGATAGCTTGCCGCCGAAGCATACCCGTTCCTTATCTACATGGACCGCACACAGATTATTCCACTTGGCCACGCGAATTCGATGGATATCTGAACCATCAAACCGCGCAAGCCTTTCAGCGTATTCGGGTGCGCCAGGGTCAAGGATACGGGGGTCTGCCTCAATCGGCACCGCGGAAAATGCTACCAGGAATTTCTGTGCATCGGCGACTGCCTCTGCGTAATTACTGGTATTACCTTGGCCGAATACCACACGAATCTCATCGCCATTCTCCTGAAGAAGATAGGCATAGATAAGATGTGGTGCACCATCGCGCTTTATCTGACGTAATCGGATTCCTACCGTAGTTGGTACATAGAACTCCGACAGCGTAGATTCTTCGCGATGACGACAACGGCCATGTCGCATCTTGTTATAGCCATTAGGAACCATCGTATTGAGAGCTGTTATCCAATAGGCCTCACGCTCATCTAAGCGCTCATCGGCTACATTGGTTTCCAGTGTCTCAACCATGAATCCTTCACGGCCATATTCCGCGATTGCCAACCCAAGAGGGGTTGCAGCCGGGCAACTACAATGGTCATTCCAGCGACCCGTGACACCATAGGCGTAGGGACGCCCTGCTTTTGTCTTCGTATCGCGTGTTTGACCCACATAACACTTGCTGGTGGGGACACAAGTGAGTTTGTAGATGCTGCCGGGGCTTCCGTGGCTGCCCATTGCTACTTGTATAATATAGATTTTTGAGGTGGCGCCTCTTCAACTTTGTAACCGGAGTTAATCAGCGTTATAGGGTTTTGTGACCGAAACGTTCAGCCGAAACGTACTGTATGGCAGAACGCGGACGCGGTGGCACATCATGGACATGCGGTGCAGCGACGGCTGACGATTGAAGAGCACGGGGTCACCATCTAGCAGATGCCGATTGACCACATCGCCTTCGTAGAGCTGAATAGTCTTGGCATTGACGTGCTTCAGGCTAATCATGCGTCCATCCGCGCGCTGCACGGACTTCGCACCAGGATAGGTATCGGGACCGTTCTGGACCAGTGCGTAAAGACGGTCAATGTTCATGGCCGTGACCTGCTCAGGAAATGTGAGATTCGTGGCGACCTTGAGAGGCACACCTAGCTCTTCTACCGAGATGTTGGGGTCTGGCGTAATGACTGAACGTGCAGAGAACTCCACACGCTTGCCCTGTAGATTGTTACGGATGCGACCCTCCTTCGTTCCCAGACGCTGCTGGAGAGACTTGAGCGGCCGACCGGAACGCTGGGCACTCTGCGCAACACCAGGAATCTCATTATTCACCAGCGTGGCCACGTGATACTGGAGAACTGCGGTCCATTCATCAATGGCTTTCTTACGATTGCCCTTGGTGATGAGGTCCTGAAGATGTGCGTTTGTCTTCACGATATCAATCAGCTTCTGTGTGAGGTCGTCTTCTGAACGCTGGTTGTTGTATTGAAGCACAGAGGGACGCACTTGGGGAGGCGGAATCGCCAACACCGTGCTCATCATCCAGTCAGGACGGCACCACATGCGGCTGAAGCCCATGAAATCTACATCCTCATCTGTGATACGACGCAACAGACGATGGACATACTCTGGCTCCAGAAACCGACGGAGAGTATTCGATGCTGGTGCTGCCGCTGCTACTGCTACCGAAGATGCAGATGCAGAATCTACTGGTGGCACAACCATGTCCTTCCATTCGGCCACAATCCGACATAGGTCCTCATCGTTATACCGATGCGGCTGTCGTGCACCACATCCGTCTTCCGTGCGCTCTCCACAACGGGTCACATCCTGACAGGCCAGAAGCACCGCTTTCCAGCGATTTTCACCCTTGGACTTGCGCAACGCCTTGGCCGTGTCCTTGTTAATGAGCAGCTTCGCGCACTTGATGCAGACACAACGGAGAATCTTGAGCAGCATGGGATAGAACTGAATAGAATAGACCGGCCGGGCCAGCCGATAATGACCGAAATGGCCGGGGCAGCCGTGATTGTTTTGGCCACAGGAACGACATAGCTTGCCGTTTTCTAGCACGCCCATGCGCGGATCGGAGAGACCCGCGATTTTCCCTTCCTGTGTGCTGTGACTGGTGACTTCAACGACGGAGCGACGCACTATCTCGTCGGGGCTGAAGACACCGAATTGGATGCCGACGATTGCTTCGGTTTCGGAGCTGTGAGCTAAACTCGGCATACCTGCTTTCCTTGGTTGTTTTTAGGCCGCGGTTACCGCGCTGTCAAGTTTGGGGCTTCTGACACGGAATCAAAATCAGGAGATTGCAACAGCAAATTTGACCATACAAAGCGTGTAGTGATGTCACACAGAATGAGCCTAACGATTATTCTTGGACCTATGTTTGCGGGAAAAACGACGGAAATTCAGCGTGTTGTGCGGCGGCAGCGTGTCTTGGGGCGGCCTGTTCTTGTTCTGACCGCCAATATTGATACCCGCTATGCAACAGAGGCCATCGTGAATCATGACCAGGTGTCAGAAGCGGCGGTATCTGTGGGAATAGATAGTTTGAGAGATATTCTGGGATGGCGGACATTTCAGAATGCCTCTGCGGTCGTCATCGATGAAGCGCAGTTCTTTCGGGGATGTCTTTACGACTTTGTTCAAGCCGCCGTAGATACCTATGGGAAACACGTGACAGTCGTGGGTCTGGACGGAGATGCCCGGCGTAAGCCGTTTGGAGATATATTGATGTTGATTCCGTTGGCCGACAGCGTGACGAAACTGACGGCGGTGTGTCGCCGGTGTGGCGATGGAACTGCGGCAATCTTTACGCGGCGGCTGGGGGTCGCTGAGAAGACGGGAGAGCCAGGAGAGCCAGGAGAGCCAGGAGCTCAAGTCCAGGTAGGCGGAGCAGAACAGTATGAATCTGTCTGTCGCCGCCACTTTGCGGCAGAATCATGAGGCCCGCAAAAATGACTGACTTTTGGCGCATGAGTGTTACAGGCAAGCTACCCGATGGAATTCAAAGAGAACTCCGAATCCGATGCACAGACAATCTATCGTTTGAATAAAACAGTATGGTCAGGCACGACCACGAAAGGTGTGCAGGTCACAATCGGTGATTCGCCCGAATACGGACAGATGCTGTTCATGGATGGCGAACTACAGAGTGCCTCCGCCGACGAACGGATATATCATGAGACACTGATACATCCCGCAATACGACTTGCCGTTGCACAGCACCACACGCACTATACGGCAGCAGAGCTACGGGTCCTCGTCGTTGGTGGCGGAGAAGGAGCAACTGTGCGTGAAGTGATGCGGTGGCCACACGTAGGACAAGTGGATTGGGTGGATTGGGATATGGAAGCCGTGATGTTGTGTCAGACATATCTGGGCTGGCTGAATAAACAGACATGGCTTGACCCGCGTCTATCTGTCTATTGGGAAGACATTCGTACTGTTCTGCCTACTCTAGAAGGACAGTATGATTGTATTGTGTTGGACCTGCCGGATCCTGACGGTGAAACGGGATGGCTCTATTCAGATGATTTCTGGGCAACCATGAAGAGCCGTTTGTCGCCGAACGGTGTTCTGGTCACGCACTGTGGGCCGGTGCGTCCGTGGGGCAACATAGGAGAAGGTTATTCGCGGGTGTCGGCGGCTCTGGAATACCAGGGCGTGTTTTACCACACGTTGATACCGAGTTTTCAGGGAGAATGGGGTTTCTATTTGTGGTCTCCGCGGGGTGGGGCGGCACAATGGCGTCAGTGTTTGCAGTCGCCGCAGACACCTATGCCCGCTGACCTATCCGTTGCGGACCATGAGCAAATCGTCCAGTGGTTTCGTCCAACTCTGTTGTGGCGTAACGCTGTGGCAACGGTGTATCTTCTGTGAGAATGTCGTCGGATAATATAACAGTTTTTGGTCCTGCGACTTCTTCTTCTTTGGCTTCCGCTGTTTCAAATGGCTCTGACTCTACCGCAGTGGCCGGCACAGGTGCAGGAGCCGGTGCGACTGCATATGATTGAGATTTCTGCTCAGTAGGTTCTTGGAAAGAAGCTTGCGGCTCAACCACGACCATCGTTGGTGCGGTTTGTCTGGTTGGTGCCAACACCGGTGTTTCTGCGGGTAGTTGTCCGTGTCGAACCGTATTTATTCTACGAATCTGTTGAGGGGCATGGCTCATATTCATAACGTCCTTTGCCGAATTAAATTTATTAATAAGAGAACGGATGGATTTACTTTGCGTAACGGAATTGCGACTGGGTCCGACTGCAGTTGCAGCCACTTCTGCGGAATTTGTTGCTTTCACCACACGGACACGCGGTGCCTGCATCGGCGCGGCACCGATTTTGCGACTAGATTGTGCGTGTGGATTTGTGAGAGGAGGTGCAGGTCCGCCGATTCTGCGAACAGATGTGGGAACCTGGTCGCGTCTAGGAAGTGAGGAAGGCGGTGGCAGACGAATAGAGGAAGTTCGCTGTAAGGTCGGAACTTGTCGAGGCAGGAATGTTGCAATCGATGCACGGCGGTGAAGACGCGGTTGCCCAGGGCCAGGGCCAGGACCAAGGCCAAGACCAAGACCCATTTCAGGCACGTCAGCGTGCGACGGTGGCACTTCCGTTTTGAATAATGGAGAACGCATAATCGGATTTTCTGTCTGAACTGGTTCTGCGGAATAGGCAGAGCGTGCTGGGATAAGCTCACTGAGCTGACTTTTTGGTTTGGCTTCGAGTGGCTTGACGGGCACCAATACGCGGACAATCTGTTTTTCCTTCTTGGCTTTCTTATAACGTCGTAGTAAAAATAACGTGGTTGCTCCAAGACCCAGGACGATTCCACCAAGAACGACACCGATAATTGCCGGCATCAAACTGGATTGGCTGTTGATGTCGGGTGGAGTTGGAGTTGTCGCACCAACCTGAATTGCACTTAATATTTGCGGTGTTGGTTGCCAGGTAATGGCTACTGGTGTAACGACACATACATAGAAGTTATCGGGAGGCAGACCGGTGGTGATGCTACACGCGCTATTGTTTTGCACACTGACTATGACTGCAATAGGCTGTATGGCGGTTTGCTGTGTAATTTGTATCTGAATAGTTTGATGGAGGCTGGTGATGAAGGCTGCGCTTTGCAGCTGAGAAGGATTCGTAGCTGGTATATTATAGGGAGAATAGAATAATACACGCTGGGGCGACGGTGCAATTATAGATGAAGAAATGGTGGGATTTGGAGAAAAGGACGAAGAAAGAGACGGTGATAGCGTTGATGTGCTTGTAGTTGAGAAAGTTTGCGATGCAGTCGCCGTGTTTGTGAATCCAGACGATGTTGTCAAAGTCTGTGATGGGGAATTACTGTTTGTGCCAGCTGTCGTTGTCGCTGTTATTGTGACTGTTCCTGTAGCAGTATCGGTAGAAGATTTACTAGAAGCCGCTGTCACAGTTCCTGTCGTTGTCGCTGTCATTGTGACTGTTCCTGTAGCAGTATCCGTAGAAGATTTGCTAGAAGTTGCTGTCACAGTTCCTGACGATGATGCAGACGTTACAGGAGACTTACTAGCTGTTCCTGTAGATGACTTAGTGGCTGTTCCCGTAGATGACTTAGTGGCTGTTCCCGTAGCAGTATCCGTAGAAGATTTGCTAGAAGCCGCGGTAGCGGTGCCGGTCGATGTTGCAGACGTTACAGGAGACTTGCTAGCTGTTCCTGTAGATGACTTAGTGGCTGTTCCCGTAGCAGTATCGGTAGAAGATTTGCTAGAAGCCGCAGAAACAGTTCCTGACGATGATGCAGACGTTACAGGAGACTTGCTGGCTGTTCCCGTAGATGACTTACTGGTTGTTCCCGTAGCAGTATCGGTAGAAGATTTGCTAGAAGCCGCAGAAACAGTTCCTGACGATGATGCAGACGTTACAGGAGACTTGCTGGCTGTTCCCGTAGCAGTATCGGTAGAAGATTTGCTAGAAGCCGCGGTAGCGGTGCCGGTCGATGTTGCAGACGTTACAGGAGACTTGCTGGCTGTTCCCGTATATGACTTACTGGTT